GGGCGGGAAGCGGCATTCAAATCATTGTCGGCGGCGAAACGTCGCTCGTGCAGGAGTATATTCCGGCAGGCTTCAACACGCCGACGGCGGTCGCTGCGATTCAGTACGACACGGGTTCGACGGGGCTGTGCTGCGTGGTGCTGGACTCGCAGACGGCGGCGCTTCCGCAGGACGGCATCGTTACGATCGGCACGGAAGACGTGCGGGTGCTGAGCGTGGCGACGGGGCCGGGCAACTCGTTCTCCTTCCGCTGCTCGACTGTCTCTACTCACGTTGCTGGCGAAACCGTCACGTCATATGCGACGGCGCGGGCGTACTTCGCCAATGCTCACGTTGCGGGCGACGCGGTGACGGGGAACTACGTCGGTTTCACGTCGACCGTCGGCACGGGGAACATGACGAAGTCCGCCACGCTGGATTTGTCGCAGATCGGCGGACGGGCGATTACGGGCGACGATTACATCCACATCTCGGTCGCGATGGACAAGCTGAACGAGGTCGCGGCCATTCGCCTGATGCTGGATATTGATGCAACAACGAACGATTTCTCGAAGAATTACCTATATGCCGACATCACGCAAGAGGTCATTGCAGCCGCGCGAGCGAGCCTTAGTGGAGACAGCGCTACACAGCTTGCGGCAATCCAACAAGCTGCTGCTGCAACTCCTGCGCTCGATTGGACCGTCCCGACGGACGCGACGACGTTTGCGTTCACCAGCTATAGCGCCACCAGCCAATGGGTCGAAGTTCTTATCCGCATCGGCGGGCTTATCCGGGTTGGAAACGACCCCTCTAGGACGCTCGCGGACGTAAAGGCGCTGCGGCTGGAGATGGACGTAACGGCGACGGTAATCGCCAAGTTCAGTTCGTGGTACATCGCGGGCACGTATGGACCGGATGCGCCGGTTTCGCTCAATCCGCTGAACCCGATGCGCTACGTCTACCGCTACCGCAGCAGCATTACGGGGGCGATTAGCTCCACCAGCCCGCTGACGCGCAACGGCTACTTCCCGCAGCGGCAGGCGATGGAAATCGGGGTAGTTGCGAGCACCGATCCGCAGGTGGATCTGATCGACATTGCCCGCGTGGGCGGCAGCGTGACGGGAGAACCGCGGTTTGTCGGGTCGCTCGCGAACGTCACGACCAACTTTACGGATGTGGTGAATGACGACGGGCTGGGCGACCCGCTGGATATCGGGGTGTGGCCGCTGTGGCCCGTCCAGCAATTGCCGATTGTCGGCACAGCGGGGGCTGTAGGAACGACCGTTTATGCCACCTCGAATAACCTTCCATCTAAACTTTGCGCTGGCACACTGGTCACTATCGGAGGCATCACAACCACTGTGGTCGGACAGCCATCCGGCAGTACGTTCCAGGTGGAGGATTCGCTGGGGTTCGTGCCGGCCGGTTCGTCCTTCGAGTGCGGCTCGCCGACCACCTGGGGCAACCCGCTTCCGTACATAGCGAACTCGTATGACGACTCTGCTCCGATTTTTGGTTGTGGCGATCGCGTTAATCCCGGTCGTATCTATTGGACGAACCCTAAAGACCCGGATTCCGCGCGTACGAGCAACTTCCTGGACGTGGCGGCCGAAGCCCTCACGGGAGTCCTAGCGTACAACGGCTACGTCGTGGCCTTTTCGAGCGAGCGGTTCTATTTGGGCCGCAGCACGGGCAGCGGGCAGTACCAGTTCACCATCGGCAACGTGGGGCAGGGGGTGCTGTCGCCGTGGGCCTACGCGGTCGGGCCGGTGATTTACTTCCTCAGCCGCAACGGCGTGATGGCGACCGACTTGGGGCCGGCACAGTCGCTCAGCGGCCAAGACCTATATCCTTTGTTGCCTCACGATGGGCAGTCAGGGTTTGCTGTCAATGGATATAACCCGCCGGATATCACGCAGCCTGAGTTCCTTCGGCTATCGTGGACGCGCAACGGCTGGCTGTACTTCGACTACGCGGCGGCGGGGCTGGCCCCGATCTCCGCGCACCAGTCGCTGTGCTGGAAGTCTCCGCAGGCCGACGCCACGGCGGAGCCGGGATGGTTCTTTGACGACTACAGCCCGTCGGTCATCATGCACTATCAGGAGGAAAAAGATGGCTCAACTGCCCTATTGGTGGGTTGCTTCGACGGAACAATCCAATTCTTCTCAAGTACGAGCGGCGGTGACAACGATACCAATGGACCAATTCACTGTGCTGTACGAACTCGCGCAGAGGACACCGGAGACTTGCGAAGTGTCAAACTCTGGGGCGACGCTTTCATCGACGTGGACGCCGGAAACACCACCATCTTCGCCGCGCTCTTCGGAGACGATTGGGTAACGCCCGTCTTCGGCTCCGGTGCGTTCACGGGAGGTCGCGATGCGGCACGTCCGCCTATTGATATCAATTCCGGTCTGGGTGCCTTCGCCATCAACATGGCGGTTGATCTCCGTTGGAATGGATTCGGACGGATCTTTGGTTATGAGCTTAGCTATATACCAAAGCCTGATCGAACTCTACTCCGCGCTACGGACTGGCAAGATGATGGGAATCCGGGTGCCAAATGGCTCTATGGATGCCTTATCGAAGCCAACACGGACAACTCGACGCGAACCGTAGCGATTTACTCGGACGACGGCACGCTGATCGCCACGCTGACGGATGTGCAGCACGCGCAGCAAAGCATCAAGGCTTACTACTTCCCGACGCCGTACACGACTCACATGATGCGGGCCGTGCCGACCGACCCGAACGACTGGCAGCTATTCCGCATCGTTTGGAAGTGGGTTCCGGAGCCGGAAAAAACCAGGTTCGTCCAGCACTTTACGGATGGCGGAGTCCACGAGCCGAAGTACCTGATGGGCTTTGTGCTCGAAGGCGACACGCAGGGTAATGATGTCACGGTGGAACTGCGCATCGACGGCGACGTGGTGCTGCAAACCTTCACAGTGAACCATGCGGGCCAGTTGGAAAAGCCATACCCCGTTACCTATCTGGAGAACGTGAATCCGCCGAAGGTCCACGAAATGCGACTCGTGCCGACGGGGAACAATATTCGGTATTTTGACAATACCGGAGTATGGAGCCTGAAATGGATTTTCACTGTTCATCCGGAGTACACGAGTTGGGCAGAGGATTACACCCCCGCAGAAAAATACCCGCAGTCATATCGTGGATGCGTGATCGACGCTGATACTGCGGGGGCGGCGATTACGGTTCTCGTAGTGGACGAAACAGGTACAACGATTCGCACGCTGAATGTGATGCACGCAACCAGAAAACAGGTCGCGTATTCCTTTGGAGAATTTTTTGTCTCGACAGAAATAAGACTTATACCTCTGGGTAACTGGAGACATTACAGCACCCGCTGGATTTCGGACGACAGGCCCGATCTCGCGGCGCTGTATTCGGATTGGTCGGATTTAGGCTACCAGGGGCCGAAATTCATACAGGGCTTTACGCTGTGGGCTGACACCGGAGGCCAAGACCTAACGCTCACGATCCAATTTGACGGCGGTGCAGCTTCAGCTGTCTTTACCAAAATCAACCACGCGACCGACCTGATGGTGGCCTATTCTCTAGCAACTCCGGTAATCGCGTACCAACTTCGGACGATTCCAGATATTCCGATCCGCTATAACGGCCCGTGGAAAATCCGCTGGCACTGGAGGCCCGCGCCGCCGCTGGCAAAGAACTGGATCACGATGAATACGTCGCACAACCTGAGCGGGTTCCTGCATCACCGATGGACGTATCCGTGCCTACAGTCCTACGACACAGTGACGTACAAGGTGACGTACGACGACGGCACCGTGCAGATGTATCTGATTCCCCAAACCGCGGGGCTGGTAAAGAAGCCGCCCGTGCCGCATCAGCCGCACAAGGGCAAGTTGGTCAGCTACGCGCTCACGTCCTGTGTGCCTTTCAGAATTTTTCGCAACGATTCGGAAGTCCGGCTCAAGCAATGGGGGAGCGACGGCGGATACCTCGTAGAGCGGCCTTGGGGAGACGCGAGCTTTGAGGGCGGCAACGGCGCGGGTGCCGACATCTAGTGTCCTTCACGTTCAGCCAAGCGCGAGCCGCAGTCAACTCCGCATCGCTGGCGTTCACGAGTCCTGTCACCTCCGGCAATCTGATCGTCGTCGCGTGGGGTTGCGAGAGCGCAAACCCGGCGCTGCTTACGGTCGCCGATACCGTCGGCACGGTTTACACGCTTCAGGATTCCAATACAGGCGGCACCAATAAGCTCGCGGTGTGGGCTGGGATTGCTGCGGGGAGCGGCGCGAATACGGTAACCTTCTCGGGAACGTTCGGCAGTTCCTCGGGCATCGTCATCTCGGAATACAGCGGCCCCACGCTGCCGAAGAACTCCAGCGGCAGTTCGTACAACAATGCCACGCCCGCGAGCGTGACGTTTACTACGACGGTAAACACGCCGCTGATCGTTGCCGTAGCGCACGCCTTTCACGGCGACAACACGTTTACGGCGGGGCCTGGGTATACGATGGCAGCGCAGGCGAACGGCTCTGACGCCATCGGGATGCAATACGGGGACGGCGGCGCGTCCGGCTCCAAGACTCCGCAGATCAACGTGTTGAGCAACGGCGCGGACGACTGCCCGATGGTGGCCGTCGCGTTCCCGACGCCGCTGATACTGACGCTGGTGCCGGGCAATCCGGCGACGGCGACTCTGGACTTCCCCTATTCGCAACCGATCGCCGGGGTGATTAACGGGACTGCGCCCTACAGCTTTGCGATCACGGCAGGGAGTCTGCCGCCGGGGCTGACGCTGGCATCCAGCGGGACGCTTTCAGGGACAGCCACATCGACGGGCGATTTCTCGGTTACGGTTCAGGTGACGGATGCGGTGCTGGCTACTGCGAGCGGCCCGTATACCGTTCACGTGGCGGTCGGGCCGGATATCGGGCCGCACGACCTGACGAGCGAGAACAGCCATCCGCCGTTCGTTGTCTCGCAATCGGGAGGCGTCGGCGGCGCGGATTACCGGCTGTTCTCTTCTGATCCTCTCGGGAACTTCGCGTTTAATCTGGGCGGCTGGGTTCAACTGGATGTGGGTTCGGGCTGGCGCGAGAACGTGATCGCGTACACCGTCCGCGCCGATACAGGCTCGTTCCTGAACAACGCGCCGCGGGACTGGACGATTCAGGGCAGCGACGACGGGCTGAGCTTCACGGCCATAGCGACCGTCACGGGGGAAGTCTCCTGGTTCGACTACGAGACGCGGCTGTTCTTCGTTACGGGTGCGGCTCCACCCCGCTTTTTGCGGATGGTAGTCACGGCTACCGCGGACGGCGTTGCGGGGCATACCTGGATCAACAAGCTGGCCTACTTCCGTCCTGGCCCCGCGGATGAAGCCACGCCGGTTTCACTGGCCGTCGTGAACTGGGTATCGTTCGATTGGACGGACTACAACGGAGTTGCGAACATCTGGCTGGGGTCGGCGCTGCACACGCCGGGCGGCGTCTTCCCCGGCGATGCGTGGCAAATCTATCTGGACGGCACGAGCCTGCCGGTGACGACGCTCACCTATCCGATCAACCTGATGGGGGACTTGACGATTCCTGCCGTCACCGTTTCGGGGACCGATATTGACGTTTCGGGGTCGATTCTCTGGTTCATGATACTGGGTGCGATTCCTGGCATCGGGCTGGACAACCTTCGCGCCTACGGCCTGTACTTCCGCGCGTACTACTCGGACGGAAGCCACCGCTATTCGTTCCCCTCCACGGCGCTGGTAGAACTGTTCGGCATTCCAGGCGTGGATAATCCCGAACTGGCAGTGGATGATTCGCTGGACACGTCGGCGCGGGTGTTCCGCGAGTTCTTCTCGACGCTCTCGACGCCGGCAGTGCTGCGCGTATCGGGATTCGGGCCGCTCGTGGGGATTACAGCGGATTGCAACAACCCTCCCGTCGGCGTCGTGGGGACGCCCTACGCGCACACGTTTACGGTGAGCGCGGTGCTCGATCCGGTCATGTGGACGCTGCTTAGCGGGCCGTTGCCTAGCGGCTTGGCGCTATCAAGCGATGGGGTGCTCAGCGGGACGCCGGTGCTCGCGGGGGTGTTCGCCATCACGATGGGGATTACGGGGCAAACCTTCTCGCTGGAGATTCCGCACGAGGAAACCGAGACGCTAACGCTGAGTTGCAGCATCACGATTTCGGGGACGAATCCTAGCGGGTGTCCCGAAGGCACCGGAAGTCAGGTCGGCCCCGGATAAAGGGGTTATCATTGGTTCCAATATGCCAACAAGTTTGGGTCCGCGAACCTTCCAAAACCAAGCCTTACCGAACGAGGTAAAGCGAAGGATTGATGCGCTCTCCGATCAGGTGGAAAAGCTGAGTCAGCCGCGCGAGGTTGCGCCTGCGGCGGCGACTACCGTGCGGACGTGGCGCAAGCAGCATCCGGGTGCGGTAGGGGGCGGACTGAGGAAATTATGATTCCTTTCGGAACATGAAATGAACCAGTCGCTTAACATAGCTGTGTGCAATGCCGAACTCTTTCCCGAGTTTCTTGTACGATGTTCCGCCTTGCGCGTATCGTTGACGGATCGCCTGTACATCCGCAAAGCTCAGTTTAAAATTCCAGTGACGTTCAGCGGAATTCTTGTGTCGGTTCGCCCATGCGATGCTGTGCGCAACCGCCTGTGCGCTATTATCCGCTCGTGTTCCCAGCGCAAGGTGCTTAGGATTGCAGCAGCGGCGATTGTCGCATTGGTGCAATACACAAAGGTCTCCGGGGTCTACGCCATTCACCAGAAAAAACGCCATCCTGTGGCTCAGCCATTTCTGGCCGCGAATTGTGGGCCTTCCATATCCGTTACTGGCTCCTCTAGCTACCCAGTTCCAGCAAGTATCCGGTTCGGCCTTCGCAATGCTTTCCCAAAAGCGCTGCACTTCTCTTTCAGGGAAGCTGGCAGGAAATGCTCTATTCTGAGACTTGGGCATCGATTCTCCTTAATAGATCGGTGCTTACGCCCTGGGTGGTTAGGCCCACCTAGGGCGCTTCTTTATCATACGAGGTTCAAACAGCCGTGCGCATAACGATCCTTATTCTTTGTGGGATGCTTCCCGCAGTTTTATCGGGCCAAATCCAGAGCAATACTGCACGGCATGTAATTTACAGCACTTCGCTGCCTGCGACATGCAATTTTCGGACAGGCGACGTGTATGCGCTGGTGGCGGGGTCGTCCACAACCTACTACAACTGTTCGGCGGCGAACACATGGACGGCGTTCGGCAGCGGCAGCAGCGGGGGAACCGGCCCGACGGGCGCTACAGGCCCTGCGGGGGCCACTGGGCCTGCGGGCGGGCCGACGGGACCATCCGGCCCTTCAGGGCCTGCGGGAGCAGCAGGGGCCACGGGAGCCACGGGAACGGCAGGAGCTGATGGTGCAGTTGGCGCTACTGGCGCGACGGGTGTTACGGGTGCCGCTGGAGCCACGGGCGCAACTGGTGTAACCGGAGCCGTAGGCGCAACCGGAGCCACGGGGGTAACGGGAGCGGCTGGCGCGACAGGGGCCACTGGCGTTACGGGCGCAGTCGGGGCTACGGGCGCAACCGGAGTCACTGGCGCTGTTGGTGCAACTGGTGCTACAGGCGTGACCGGGGCAACCGGCGCGACTGGTCCCGGATTGTCCGGATTGACCGACACCGCGATGGCAGCGGCCACGGGCACTACATCAGTTAATACTCCCTGCACAACCTGCACGCTTACCTCTACCGTTGCTACATTCACGGGGCGGCTCATTGACAGCGTAGCGGGCGCGCTCTCAGCGCCGGGCGTCACAGCCACGGGCACATGGATTACAGGCGGCAGCGCTACAACGACCAAGCCCTATGTCCTGATCGAGCCAACGAGTACGACATCCGCCAACTGGAGCACGAACGGTACGGGCCTCGCCGTGAACGCCGCATCTGGATTTACAGGCAACCTGATTGACTTGCAGCTGAACGGAGCCGCTAGGGTATCGATAGCTGGTTCAGGCGTGGTCACCACTAATAGCAACGCATCGATTGGCGGATCTATTACGGCGGGTTCAACTATAAGTGCGGGAGCCACCTCTGTAATGAATTGGACAGGCCGCGCTCGTATGGCATCGCCCGTTGATAAAGTCTGGACGGTGACGGATAACGGTTCAGCCGCGCTTGTCCGTATACAAGTGGGAGTTCCGACTATTGCCAGCGGCTTCGGCACTTCCCCGTCAATCGCGGGAACGGATACAGGTGGGCGCGTCACGGTGGGTACAGGCGGTACGGCGGCGACGGGCACGATCAACTTTGCAACGACGTGGAGCAACGCCCCAGCTTGCGTGGCGAACAACGAGACGACGCAGTTAGTCGCGTTCGCAACGGCGAGCACTACCCAGCTTACGATTGCGAGCACGACGCCGTTCACGGCTGCGGACAAGCTGACTTGGAATTGCATCGGATACTAGAGGGATGGGCAATATCCCCAAGGTGCTCTGCGGACTCTTGGCAGCGGCGGTTCTGATCGACTTAGGCCATTTGCTTGTCGGGCAGACACAGACCGTCTCGATCAGCAGCACGGCATTAAGTGGTCCCGGCGTCATCGGCGTGGTGTCTGTCGGCGGCAAGCTGACCTTCCGCGTGATACCACTCAGCGGCCTGTCGTTCGACCCTGCCACGGGCACACTCAGCGGCAGCGGTGCGACTGGACCCAGCGGACCATCAGGACCAGCGGGCGGACCAACGGGGCCGAGCGGGCCGCAGGGCGATCCGGGACCAGCGGGGGTAACGGGGCCAGTGGGCGCAAATGGTGCAGACGGCGCTCCGGGGCCATCCGGGCCGAGCGGCCCTGCGGGTGCCAACGGCGCGAACGGCGCAACTGGCCCCAGCGGCCCTCAAGGCCCGACAGGATCTGGTGGCGGCAGTCCCAGCGGCGCTCCCATCTCCGTCAACCTGCTATACACGGGCGGGAGTGGAGTCGGTGCGCCGCCCGCGCAATGCACGCCGACCACCAGCGGCACGTTCTACTTGGACACGGCGGCTTCTCAGCTGTATTGGTGCGATACCCAAGATCATTGGAAGGTGATTCAGTGATATGCCACGAAAGGGCGAATACAAAGAGTTCTGCAAGAACGGGCATTCAATGGAGGGCACCAAGTGGGTTGGGGATCGCCACGTCTGCCGGATCTGCACGAGGAAAACAGGCCGGGCAAACTACCAGCGCAATAAGCTGAAGCGGGCCGAGACAAAGAAGAGAACGAAGGAGATCGAGTCCCGTATGGATCAGATTGCGCTTCAGTCATTGCAGCAGGACGGATTCCGCTCCTCAAATGTTTAGTACTTTAAACTGCTCCCAAAAACCCACGCGCTGTCCTATAATAGAGCGGTGAATGATCAATCCTCTGACATAACCAGAACAGAAGTTGCTTCGCTCGGTTTTCTCGTTGGGTTCCTTGCTGGGGCGTTGATAGCAATACTGGTGATCATGGTATGGTCGCCCTCCGGCCGCCATCCGCAGAAGGCAGTGTCCCATTTGCAGGAATCTATTCCAGTAGTCAGCCCGCCTGTTTGGGACGAATCCAATCAAATCTTTCCGCCGACAACTGGAAATGCTCGGCTCAAGCAAACTCGCACTCCTTATCTCATTGCTGGATTCGGCACATTACCAAGGATTGATGGTAGCGATGCGGCTGGCCGTATAACAGTGGGATCTGGCGGGACTGCCTTTAGCGGCACGATCCGATTCCATTCATCTTATGCTCACGCACCAGTTTGCACGGCGACGAACCTGACGACGCAGGCGGGATTATCCTTTTCTGTGACCGCGGAATATCTGACTATTAGTAGTGCTACCAGTACTCCGTTCGCAGTGTCGGACAGTCTAGCCTATCAATGTGTGGCCTACTAAATGTTTAGCACCTTGCCGTTGCCGTCGGCCCCGTTGGCTGGCTCGATGTTGCTGAGCATTTCGGAGATATTCACCATATCGGGCGAGATGCGACCCAAGTTCGCGTAGCGGCGCATGTTCTCGACCACCTTTGCCGCGCGGTCCCCAGCTTTCAGGATTTCATCGAGGCGCTGTTGGTCATCCGCTGATAGCGAATCGCGTATTAGGCACGAGTTCCCGATGATGACCATCAGCAGATTGTTGAACTCATGCGAGACGGCCGTGCTGATGACGGCGAGGATCTTTCGGCGCTGCTCACCGGGGCGACTGATCCAAATCGGAACGATGATGTGGCCTGCGAACCGAATCAGATAATCGCGGAGCGTCGGTTCTACCTCAAAGTGCCAGTAGAAATGGCCCATCAGCGTTGCGACGGCCAGCCAGGAAAGCGATGCCGCCAAGCCCCACCAATAGCCGTGCAGAGCGCAGACAACGGTTCCGAGCAGGTAAAACATCGTGTACGGCGTCGGGATGACTGGATTGCGCCACGGTCGCGTAAAGTATTCGAGCGCCACGGCACCGCCCATCAGCCCGAAGTAGGACACCCAGCCGGACAGCAGTATGCGCTTCCAGCGGGGCGCTACTTGGGCATCGGGAATCCGCACACTTCAACAATAGCGTGAGAAACGGCGGTAAGCTGTTTAGCGATGGCACGCGATTTCAAGGAACTCGAAGAACGCATGTCGCCTGCGAAGCGATGAAAAGCTGCGGGAGCTTACTGAACGCATCCGGCTCAACACGCCGAAAGTCAGAGCGGCGTTGCGAGCGCGGGGCATCAAGCCCGATCCGGCGATCGTTGCCTCAATGGCAAAGTATTACGAGGCATTGGAGCGACTCTCCAAGGAATAGTCCGCTGCGCTCAGTTAATCGATATCTGCCCACCAAAGGGCAAACGTTCGGAAGCGCCGATCAGCGTCAAGCAACGGTTCACCGTCTCGGTCGATTCCATCGCCAGCAAGGTTGCCGTTTCGGGCGTCCGCGCCATCGAGATCCGCAGCATCTGTTCCCGCAGGCTCAGTAATAGACATACCGCCTCATCTTCGCAGGACATTAGCAGTTCTTGAGACATTAGAAGCTCTTGCTAAGGCCGAAGCCGTATACAGGGTACGAAGTATCCCCAGTCTTCTGCACTTTCATGACCGCGATTGCCCGCAGGCCGTCCATCTTGGCCCATTTGCTCAGGTCGTAGGAGATCACGCCGCCGAGGGCACCAGCAAAGCCGGTGTTGCCCGTGATAGCCGCGCCCGCTTCGCCCAGCACGCTCACGCGCAGGCTGTTTACTTCGAGAACGGTGCGCACGATGCCGGGGGTGACGGTCATGGTGCCGCCGAGGCCCGCGTTCACATAAGCCGATGTATTCGGAGCGATATACGTCCCGAGTACAGCAAATGCACCCTGTCCGCTAACCCCGCCAGCATAGTACCCCCTCGGGGTGGTGGCGTCCTGAGCAAGAGCGGCAACCGCCGCGATGAATAGAATAGTGATTGTTTTCATATAGATAGCCTTAAGTGTAATGATTACAGTGCCCGATTTTAGAGAAGTGCAGTGACCACCTTTGATCCGGTGTAGAGAATGCTGCCCATTTTCCGGTACCACGGAATGGGCTTGGTCGCGTCTGTAGTAAGCGTGTGAAAGTCCGTTGCTACGCCGCTCAACTGTTCCGCTCCGACACGGACAGCTTTCGCGGTTGCGGGGCCTTCCTTAGCTGCTATATCCCGCACTGTCCGCATGGTCTGTGCCGTTTCCCCCAGAGTTACCTTGGCAGCGGCAGTTAGGCCGAGCATCTGCGCGGGTAGAGCATCGCGGCGGAACAGGATTGCGCTTGCCTCGTCGGCGTGCTGCGTGATGGCTTCCACGTGCGTTAACGATGGTTGAATATCGTTGCGCAGTCCTGCAATAGTATCATTCGTTCGCGTTAACTGTTTGTCGGCTCGGACTGCGAGATCCGTCGCGTGGGCGTCTACCGTGTTCCGCAGATCATCCAGTTGCCGATTCGTGTCCTTGCGCCACGCCTTGGCCTCACCCAGTATCGGGCGCATATTCTCCGTGATCGCCTGTCGGGTCGCGGTGCGGGTTTTATCCGCTTCCCGCTGGATCTGAGACTGCATCCAGGCCGGTGCGTCCTTTACCATCAGGTAAGCGCCCACGGCTAGAATGCCGAGTAGCACGCCGAGCGGCAGTTTCCAGAGCAGCGAATCGTATTTCATGCGGCCTCGAATAGCGCCTGTTCCGCAGCGCGACGGGTCACGAGTCCAGGGAGGACGGTGGATTTGCCGTTCACGTTGCCGTGAACCCAGCGAGGAAACTCAGCAGATGCGCCCAGACAGTCGCGCATGTTCAACTTGTGGATCAGGGTCGATTGCAGCCAGCCCTTGCAGTTGAAAGCAAAGCTCACCACTGCATCGAACTGGCACTGCGACAGGTCTACCGATACCGCCTTGGATACCGCGGCGCTGAATCGCGCCAAGTCTTCGTCCAGCAGTTGCTCCGCCTGTTCTTCCGTGATGGTGCGGCCCTGCTGCACGTCGTCCGGCGTGACGCCGGCGGTGTGGCCCCAGCCGATCGTGGGAATGCCCGCGGGACAGAGGTAGGCTTTGGGCCTAAACGACTCGAAGCGCTTAATCAGATTGCGGCAGTTTGTTGAAGGGCTCATACACTTCCCTAAAAGGCCCAGACCGCAGGAGGTGACGGCCTGCGGCCTGGGAATGGGCAAGGGGGAGGTAGCGGGGGGAGATCAGCCCGGCTAACGTTTCCGCTTGCGTTTTTGCGGCTTGCGCTTGCGGAACCAGCGAGAGGGCATCGACGTGAGGACGCGGATCAAGACCCGGAGGGCCGTGTCGATTAGGTTGGGATTCATACCAGGGTTCCTGTGGAGCGTTACCGCTTTGAATGTATTATACAGTACGAATTATGTACTAGGTAGGTTTTACGTAGGAATTGGTACTATCGCCTTGGTTAATCGCGCGAGCCACTACGGAGAGTAGCTGTTCGCCCGTGAAAGGCTTGGGCAACACCAAGTGGTAGTCGCCGTCCACCTTGAACGGGGTTTCGTCGCCGTCGATGAATGCGCCCGAAATCAGGATTACCTTTACCGTGGGGCAAACCTTGCGCACCGCGTGGGTGACGGCGATTCCGCTGGATTCAGGCAGGAATACGTCGGTAATCAGCAGGTCGAGCTCAGGGCCGAGGATTTCGGCAAAGCTGATGGCTTCGGCCGCGGTCGATGCGGTATGCACGCAATACTGCGCGTTCTTCAGCACGCGCTCAATGTAGCGGCGCACCACCACTTCGTCATCGACTACCAGGATTACATCTCCCATGTGAGGGCCTGTGGCACGAATCAGTTCTTCCCATCCTATTCCTTTTGCGTGCATAATGTTGCTAATCATGGCACAACGAATTGTAGGGAGAGCGGTTAGCGGCACGGTCGCGCTGACGACGGCGGCTGCGCGGCTGTTGGATCTGATTCAGACACAGCTGGGAATTACGGTGCAGGACAGCTTTCGCGAGGTAACGCTGCAACCCGACCCGGAGGGCGCTTCGGATCAGGTGCGGGTCGGCGATGCTTCGCTGGGGACGACGGTCGGCGGGGTTGTCCAGAAGGGCGTGACGCTGGCCGGCGGCGATTCGCTCACCGAGACGGCCAGCAGCCTGAATACGGTGCCCGCGGGGAGTATTTTCGTGCAATCGGTCACCGGGACGCCGAACGTGAACTTTCAGTTGATTCCGTATTAGGAGCGAAGCATGGCATTGTGGAACCGCATCGCCTTCCCGATCAGCAACATTTGGGACCACGGCGACGGACAGAAGGACTCGTCTTCGTTTACCGCTGGTGGCGGCAACGCTGCAAGCGGCGGCCTTGCGCCGGAAGGCATCGACAGTTCGCAGGATTCGCTCACGCAGTACATGCGGTCATTGACCAACATGCTCGGCCAGCAGGGGCAGGCAACGTTTGGACAGGGCCAGCAGGGATACGGCGCAGGACAGAAAACGCTCGAAGGGGCCATCCCCACGCTGAAGCAGAGCTTGCAGGGCCTCGCGGCTCCCGAACAGTATTACCAAAACTTATTGTCCGGCGACAAGGCGGCGATGGAGTCGGCGGTTGCGCCTGAGACTTCCAGCATTCTCGACCAGTACCGCGGCAAGCGGTCGCAGATGGCGAAGCTGGGGCCGAGGGGGGGCGGAACGAACGAAGCGATTGCGGGGTCGCAGTTCGGGCAGGCCGGGGACGTGGCGAAAGTCTTGCAAACGGTGCGGCCTCAAGCGGCGCAGGGGGCGCAAGGGGTATCGCAGGCGCGGGCCACGATCGGCAAGGGCATCGCTGACGTGGGAGCCACGCAAGGCGAACTCGGACTGAAGGAAAGCGGGCAGGGGCTCCAGCAGTTGAGCGATGCGCTGCAAGGCTTGCTCCAGCGGCGTGGCCAGAACTTTGGCGTAGACACCGCCAACCGTCAGGCGCTTGTGCAGGGACTGGAGAGCGTATTCAAGGCGCTCGTATAACGATATGGGACTGCTCACCGATTACATCAACAGTCAACGGGAGAAACAGCGGGATGCGGAACAAGCGAAGATTGCGGCGTATTCCCACGTTCTGACCGATCCCAATGCGCCCGCAGAGGGCCGCGAGTACGCCTTTGACCAGATCATGGGCATGGGCAAGCTCAAGGGCAAGCAGCACGAGGGCATGGGCGGCATGTTCAAAAAGCTGCTCGGCATCGGCGGGGGCCAGCAGCAGGCACAGCAACCGAAGCCGATGGATGAAGTGCCTCGTGTGGGGCCGCAGCAAGGCGCATCGCAAGGCCCTCCCCAGGTTCCACCGCTGCCGACTCCGGGCGGCGTGCCGATGAACGTTGCACAGCGTCCAAGCGCTCAGCCGGCGGCCCAAGGCCCAAGCGTGCAGGATCTTGCGGCACTGCCGCAGCAGCGATTGTCTATTCAGCCTGCCGCGGCTCCGGGGCCAACGCTGAAATACACCGCACCCCCTGAAGCACCAGAGCAACCCCAGGGGCCGCCACAACTAGCGAACCTGCCGCAGCAAGTGACCCGCATGGAGCCATCGCGGGCATTTCGTCCAATTCCGCCTGTGCCGGGGACTCCAGAAGCGGGGGGCGGGCAACCTGCTGCCCCATTAGGGCACGTCCCGACCGCCAGGCCGCGCATGGTTACCGGCCCGCAGGAACAAGATGACCGTGCGATTAACCTGTACAAGCGCCAATCCGATATTGATCTTGCTCGGCAAACAGCGCTTGAAAAAACCAAAGAAGAATCGGGCGGCTTAAAGTCCAACCTTCAGCGCGTCGTTTTCAAGAATCCTGACGGCTCTCTACAGCGAGCACACGAAGACCCTCGGCATCCAGGCAGGTATTTTGATTCGCAGGGGAAGCCTATCGCCGCGCCAATGCCTGATGTGGAAGTTCTTACGGAATCGGAGTTAGACCGTGACGATGCGGCTGCGGTGCGCAAACAGGAGTACGAAGAAAAACAGGCTGAAAAGGCAACTAAAAAACAGGAGCGAGAAGACCACGTAAGCGCGGTTGCCGAAGGTATCGCATCGGGCAATCAGCCGCCTGATCTCTCCCGACTTTATGGTATGTCCGCCGAAGTTCGAGCCGCGTTGCAAAAGAAGGGCTACAACCTGACGCAAGCCACGCAGGACTGGAAAGCGACGGAGCGCTGGTTATCTACGCTTAACTCGCCTGTCCAGCTTCGTATGCGGCAGGCTACGGAGTTCGCCAAGGAATCGCTCGACCTGATCGACAACCCCGAGAAGCCGGGGGAAGATTTGATTGGCGAATTGGGCCAGCATATTTCCCGATCCAAGTTCAAGGTGTTCAACAAAGCGGCGATTGCGGCGGCGAAGAACGGCTTGCTCGGAGAAGAAGCGGCCGGCGCAGCTACGCGGCTGGATTCGCAAATCCGCGACCTCCAGAGCGAACTGGCAACTGTCTACAAAGGCGGCAACTCCCCAACCGACCTCGGGCTGAAGTCGGCGATGGATATGCTGAGTTCGGATTGGTCGGATAAGGTTCTGCGGCAGGCTGTAGATTTGGCCCGCAAGAATCTGTCGATTCGCTTGAACTCCATTCGGCAAGCTGGGCCGGTCGGAACTGGCGCGACGAATGCGTACATGCCGCAGCCGGGGGCCAGTCCATTCGCTCCACCGCCGCCCGTTCCAGGCACGCAGCCATCTGGCGGGGCCGCGCCGACCGTTGCGAATGCTGCGGCACCCGCCGCTCCAGCCGCTGCCCCCAAGGCTGGAAAGATTGTAGTGATCTCCCCTGAAGGCGTGGTCGGGTTGCTTGATCCGGACAAGTGGGAAGCTGCCAAAGCACGCGGATTCACAAAACAGTAGTGTTCAAACGCTAGCAGGAGGTATTCGGAATGCAAACTCAATGGCGCGATCGCCAAAACAGAGTGCTCAATTTGGCGAATAGAATTGTGTCTCTCTTGGAGGGACACGGGGACGGCGGTGAGGCGAGCGCGGCATTGGCAATTTCGCGCAACTTGTTTTTCTTACGGTTTAGCGATCGCTCGCAAGTTCTCGAAGAAGCTCAGACTGATGCTTCAACTCCTTCAGAATGTCACGCAATAGGCTCATAACAAGATGCCAAAGCCGCCCAACCCCCACTCTGATCTAGGATTCGAGCCGAGCAACTTCAATCCTGGAAACATCACAGGACCGGACGGTAAGATTTTGGAGTTCCAGACCCCAGAGGTCGGCTGGAATCGGCTGCGACAAGATTTACGTGCCAAGACTACGGGTAACAGCTCGACGGGCATCACACCTGAAAGCACCTTCGCTCAATTGGGCGAGGTCTATGCGCCGCGAAAGGACAAAAGAAACCAGCTCGTCAAATTACCAGATGGCCGCGAGGTTACGGCATGGTCAAAAAACACGGCCGATAAACTTGGGGTCAGCGTCGATACGCCGATCGGGCAATATGCCGGAAAGATAGACGATCTTGCCCAAGCCGTAGCGCACGCGGAAGGCACTACCAAAATTCCGTTCGTGCCGGCAGATGCTGCACGGACAGGAAGAGCCGATATGGCCGACAAGTCAAAAGCTAACCCATACGCAGACCTCGGGTTTACGCCGGGAAAATACGACGACCTCGGGTTTACGCCAACACCATCAAGTTCACGCAAACCTCTTTCTTCCGACCAGGATGGAACCCCAGCACCTACATCGCCGATACGCCGAGTGATTGGCAACACCGCCGCAGACTTTTTAAGTGGCGTCGGCGGCAGCGCACTCAATAGTCTAAAGGGCGTTGCAACACTGGCCGAGCGTGGCTCGCGCATGGGGATGCCGGGCGGGCCGATCGAGACGGCGCTAGAGAGTCCACAGGTTAAGCCGTACGTTGCCGACTTGCCATCAACCGCAGGCAAAATAGGCCGCGTCGTCGAGCAGACTGCGGAGTTTATGCTGCCGGGGCCAGCCGAAGCCAAACTCGCATCTAACATCGGCGAAGTCGTACCGCGTGGCCTTCAAACAATTGCAAAAGCTGCCGCATCAGCAGGAACCACAGGCGCTATAACCACAGCACAGAGCGGGGGCGATGCACGAGCAGCTGCGGTGCCTGCCGCGTTAGCGGGCGGGACTACGATTGTCGGCGCGGTGCTTTCCAAACCGATTGCAGCGCTCGGCAGGAAGATTCAAGCATCTACCATTCGCCCGCGCCTATCCGACAAACGCGATGGATTCTCGTGGGACACCGTTAAGCAACTCGGACTAAAAGGCAATCTTGAGCAATCGTTAAATCAAGTCGATTCCAAGCTGAACGAACTACGCACTGCCCGCAACAACCTGATTAAGCCTGGGTCGGCGAACGTGGATCTTCACGAGGTATTTGACCAAGCACTTGCAGACGTTTCCAAAGAAGCGGTATCGCTCGGCTACGGGCCAATGGGCAAAAAGGCGATGGAGCAGATCACGAATATGCGGGCCGATGTCGCGGATCTGCTTGGAGCAAAAACGTTGCAGGGCTTGCCCGTGGATGTATCGAAGGCGGAAAACTTGAAGGAATTTCTCGGTACGCTGGGTTCTTGGTCCTACGGGCGCGGCGATCCAGACGCAAAGGTTACGGAACTCGTTGCGAATACCCTCTACTCGAAAGTACGGCAGGGAATTGAAAAGTCGCTTGGCTCACAGGGGCCACAGGTAAAGGCACTGAATGCCCAGATGCAAAAGATCATCCCCGTCAAAAATGCGATGATGGCCCGCTTGCCTGTAGAGGAACGGAATCGTCTATTTAGCCTGACGGATATCGCAGCCATGCTGCCAGCCGTAGCAACTGGCGACGCACGCCTGCTTGCGCTTGAAGGATTAACGCGAGCGCAAAAATCTTTACGTTTCGGAAACTGGCTTAACCGTGGATTGCCGCAAGGCGCAGGCCGCATGGTTGGCGGGGCTGCGCAGGTCGCAAGCCCGTGGGTCGTCCCGCCGATGCCTTAGAGATACCAGATCAGCTTAACGAACAGCGTCAGGCCCGCGATTAGGGCAAGCCCGGCTACGACCTTGACGATACCGAAAAACCAGAAGCATACCCTGTCGGCGGATGCGATCTCGCGGTTATTTCGTGCGACTGCCGCGCTTAATTCCTGTTCTGTCACGCCCCGATTATCCCCGTCCCCCGCACGTTCGGCAAGGCCCAGCGGTTATAGGACTGTTCAGCCCTCATAGCTTTTTGTAGAGCGATTGTAGCGCAGTTTCTGGAACTGTTCTTCGCGAGGCTTTCCTGCGTAAAAGGCTCCGGGGTACCAAGCCCACATTTCCCCGTTTTGGCGCACGCAGATGACGCGGTTCCATTCCATGCGCCACGCTTTAAAGTCGTTGGGGGGAAAGTCGTTAGGCGGATTTTCTTTTTTCCGCCGCCCGCTTTGCTTCTCTTGCTTGAACCGCTTTGAGGGCAATTATCCTCCCGTGGCGCTGTTCGTGGCAGCCCCTACACAGCAACTCCACATCGCATGGTTTTTCGTTTTTGAATGTTCGGTAATGCTTGTGGTGCAACTCCAGCATAGCTTTTGGGCTACCGCATGACTCACAGGTATGCCCGCGTTCAGCAATGATCGTCATCCGAAATGCTTTCCATTTTGCGGAATTAATGTAATCCTCGTACCTTTTTGCCCTGCGCTTAGGATTGCCCGACTTTGGTTTTGTCCACTTGGTTCGGATCAAGGCAGGGCGACAGCCGTACGAATATTCCATCGACAAAGAGCGTTGCTGGTCCTTGGTCACAAGAATTGATCATACGTGCTCCCCCGCGAACTGTCAACCCTAAAACCCGTCCAGCTTGCGGCGCTCGAAGACCTCGCGACCCAGCGCGTACGCAGCGGGGCGGTTCTGCTTCTCGTAGACGGCATCCCACTGGCTGCGGTCGAAGCCGGGGTGCATGTGCCTGAACTCAGGCAGCGTCTTACGGCAGTCGAGCAGCACGCCGTCCTTTTCGGCTTGCGCCTGAAAGTCGTTGTCCGAAAAGACGCTCTCGTATTCTTCGTAGAAGATCCGGCCGTACCGCTCGTAATACGATCGCGTCAGGATTGAGAACTGCATCAGCCCGTCGTTGCCGCCCGTGCTCACCCAAACGCAGGCTTGCTTCTTCGGGTCGGGGATGACGGAAAGCAGATGGCTGTCCCAGTGTGGCGGCGGAAACCAGTCATCGGCCACCGTTATCAGGACTTGGCCGCGCGAAGCAGCACCCGCGGCGTTCCAGCCATCGACAGAACACGAGCGCTTGTGATTCACGATCACGCGGTCCACGAGTTCCCGCTGATCCGCTTGCAAGCGCGGCAGGTCGTCGGCGTGGACGCACAACAAGTATTCCAGCGCGAATGGGTTGTCGGCGTTGCGCTGCCATGCTTCCGCCGCGGATCGCCAGCCGTCAGGCAAACGCGCTGTCGTGTGGCAAAGGCTCCAGAGCGGCTCGCGTGTTTTCACTGGAGTTCCGCTTTCACCCATTCCGGCAGCGTGTAATCCAGTTCGTGCGGCACGATCTGGTAGCGCTCAGGGGTCACCGTGCAGACTTGTTGCGGGTGCGCGTCGAACCATTGCGGCGTGCAGTAGGTGCCCTCGCGGCCGGTGTGGGCCACGCGCGACACTTCGGGCGTCAGCACGCGCCACTCCTCGCGGTAGCAGAGGTAGCTTACGTTCCAGTCCCAGCCGTACGGCGCTCGGTTTTTTCCGTTCCAGCGCGGCTCCAGGTACTCCCAGAACTCGCGCGTAAAGGCCCAGCCGTAGCCGCCGCGGAGTTCGTTGTCTTCGTGAACTTTCGTGGGGTCGCTGCCCAGCGGCGTCTGGTGCGAACAAAGGTTGACGAAGTGGTAGCCGGGAGCGAACCGCGACCACTGGAGCATCTTCTGGGCGAATACGAAGGCATCTGGCGCAACCGTAACGTCTTCTTCGAGTGCAACGATCTCGTCGCCGTGAACGCTGAAGCCCGCATTGTAAGCGGCTCGGGTATTGTTGGCGACTCCCAGCCGATCGAATTGCTGAACGGTGCGGTACAGGATGCGATTCGGATGGTAATCGCGAATTACCGCCGCCATCTGCTCCATCGTGTCCCCGTTGTGATAATCGAGCGCAAAGACGAATCTGTCTACCGGCGACAGGTCGGCCTTGGCGATGCTTTCGAGGCACTGGCGCAGCAGGTCGGGGCGCTTGTAGGCAACGATTGTCACGGTCATTGGATCTTTTTCGATACGGGCTGGCGGCCCACGTGAGCTAGGAACCAACTGCAAACTTGGCGCGACTGAGCGCCTTTGGAGAACACTATAAAGCAGCCATCATCCGCAGTATCGCCTTCCGCGAAGATCGAGGTGGCAAAACCCTTTTCTTTGATCTCCTCATGGGATTCCGTAGCAAAGGTTTTTTCGACCTGATCCCGTAGATACTGAATACTTTGCTCCAGCAAGTCCCTAATGTGCTGGAGGTCTTCGGGCGATAGCTTGTCAGCCAATTTGTGCCGCCTGATGTTCCGCTTGAAGTAGTACTTTAAGTTCGGCGCATACCTCGCTGATTACGCCGTCCCACGAGATCGGATCGCGCTGGCGGAAGAGCTTTGCATCGGGATACCACGCCGACCGTTCGCTCGTTCCCCATTTGTGATCCGACCGCATCGGCACCAAGATCCACGTCGGCACGCCCAAGCTCGCCGCCAAGTGCGCCACGGCGGTATCCACCGTCACCACCAGATCAAGCTGCTCGATTACCTCACACGTATCCAGCCAGTCCCATTCCAAGCCGTCTGCGTCTTTGATCCACCTCATTGAGCGCATCCAGTCCGTGCGGCGGTCGGGCATCAGGCTCACCCACTCGACCCCCGCGACCTCGCGCAGCGGCTGGATGGCAAGCAGCGGAATGGAGCGGTGAGGCCGCTGGACGCCATTCTCCTGGGCAAGCGACACCAGACCCACACGCAGGGATTCGCCTGTCCGTTTAAAATGGCCGCTACTGGCCCTAGGAGCCTCTGTATTGGCTTGCAGGGCGGCGGGTGGTGTGTTGCACGGGTCGCGCAGGAAACGCGACAGCAGGCTTAAAAGCGGCACTTGGTAGTCGAATGTCTTTACTGGTACTCCCTCGATGGTGTGGTGGATATAGCGGTTATTTCCGGGGAACCGCTCACGCGCTAAGCGCACGATGGGTTCGGGAACCATAAAAAACACCTTGGCTCCCATTTTTTCCAGTTTTGGCAGGTAGCGGCTCAGCCAAACGTAATCACCGTAACCGCCCTCCGGCGTAATAAGCAGCCTATCCCCTGTTAAATCTTCGCCCTTCCAGATTGGGACATTCGGCAGCGTGCCGTAATTGTTCCGCCCCTGCTCCCAAAGATCCCACGTGCCGGGAAACGGCGTTGTGCCTTCGGGGGCTCCTGCCGGCAGCCACGGTTCGTTACTCCACTCGCCCGCCCGCATCCGCTGGTAGGCCAGCGACAGCGCGATTACCGGGTGCGTCCGGTTCAGGCTGTAGGCGTTCTGGTAGGCCGTGTACGCTTCGCCGAACTCGCCGAGGTCTTCATGCAGTTGGCCGCGGTTGTTCCACGTTTCGGCCCGCGCCAGGTTGAGTTGGAGCGAGCGGTTCAGGCACGCGGCGGCGGCGTCGAACTGGTTGCTGATGCGGCAGGCGCTGCCCACGTTGGCGAGCAGTTCGGGCTGGTCGGGCAGGGTGAGGTTCATATCGTTACCACGAACAACCCAAGAAAGCGCCCCAAAATTTACGCTCCTGTTCAGTCTCGGGCAGTCCAAATATCTCGTGCGCCATGCGGACAAACACTTCCGGGTTGAAGCTATTGAACCGTCCGGTCGGCTCAGCAGTGCAGTCGCCGTCGCAGTAAACGTCGAACCGGCCGCAGTGGATGCACCACGTAGGACTGTCTGGATGCTGCATGACGTGGTTCATATCGTTCCCAACCCCCACGTGAAGTCAGGCAACGCAGGCGTACCGTCCATCAGGCTGTATAGGTGCAGTACATTCTCGTGGTGGTTCACGTATTGCTTGCTGGACGGAAACACTTGGTAGGCCCATTTGTCTTCGCCGATGAAGTCGTGTTTGACGCGCTTCAGTTCCTCGAACGATGGCGTGTAGAACTCGCGTTGCCCCTTCCGCCCGCACACGCTGACATGCAACCAAACGCGCCCGTCTTCGTATTTGCAGCACGAAAAGATTACCTGAAGAGTTCCGCGCACGAACGCGCCGCCGCCAACCTCGCGCTGAATCATCTTCCACGCGGGGCCGATTCGCGCCAATGCGGCCCGTACAACATCCTCGTCAACCGCACATCGGGCCTCTACGGCATCCAGTTGCTCTTGGTCGATATTCAGCGGAATATTCACCGCCCAGCCTCCTGTTCCCGCCGGATCGCCTCGTAGGCCCGCAGCAGGTTCTCCGTGATCGGCACCGCCCGCAGCACGCCGAGCGTCCCTTCCAGTTCGGCGATCATGCGCTTGAGCGCGCCGGCTTGGTCTTCCAGCAAGCGGGCGGGCGTCATACGTGATAATCCACGACCACGAGCACGGTTTCGGGATTCAGTGGCTCTATAAACCGCTTACGGTACTGGTCGGACCAGATTTCATACGGCTCATTCCAAGTCACGATATGCGCCCCTTCGGTTCCGATGGTATGGCATCTGCGCGTCAGCACATCAGGATCATCCGCGTGCTTAGTCTCGCATTCAGTTGCCGTAGTACAGCCGAACCAGCCCAGCCGTTCACCCTCATGCCAGTGGCGATTGCGCAGAAAGGCCGCTGGCGCACCCTTCAAGGTGCTGAACTTCTTGACTTGGATTACGTCGCCATCAAAATCCTCTAGAATGAACTTTACGCTGCGCTTTTTGCCTTGGCACCCGTTGCAGCCATTGTTCGCGACTACCCATTCCTGACCAAAGTCTTGCAATCCATTTGGCCTCAGCCCAGTTCCGTTGCATATGCCGCATGGCTCCCAATTACGCGGGTCGTCGCGCGGATTGTAATCAGAAAGCCAGCCAGTAAAACGACCGCCGATTACATACCAATCCCAGCGCGAGCCGTCCTTGAACCATTCATCGCCTTCGCAATATGGCTCCATCTGGAACTGGACTGCGGCTTCTATCTCCGTACGGTCGTCAGGGTTGACTGCATCGACCGCCACTAAAACAACTGCGTGACTCATAAACTATATGATCAATTACCGCGTTCGTTTTGTAAAGGGCATAAATGCGTTACAGAAGCTTCTTCAAAGAGCGGGTGTAGCACATGAGGCCTTAGTAACGCTTCGTAGCTTACGTAAAGCCTCCAGTAACACGCCCCCCAAACCCCCCACGAGTGTTCGCTTGTTCAGCCCTCGTAGCGGTGTTTTTTGAAACTATTCCGCCCTTAACTACCTAGCGGCCCGTCCGCCGTCTACAAACCACATTGCTTTAGAATCAACAAAACGAACACGTGAACGCGATGAACAGCATGAACACGGATGAACAAATGCGGATGTTCATGTTGACACTCGGATCGGCAGCACCTTAGCCTTTCCTTCGACAAAGCTATACGAATCATTGGTTTTGGTGACTTTCCCCTTCTGGTGCATCCGATGGAGCGCCATTCGGGTCGCCGCGGGCGACTTTCGGATCTCGATGGACAACTGCTTTATCGTGGCGGTTCCGAGCTCCCGAAGGGTCGCGCTGATTTCGGCTTCGTTGTCGCTGAACGCGATATCGTCGCCCGCTTCTTCCACGTTCCAGCCGATGCCGTTTTTGATATCTAGCGACAGGATGAACTCAGTTTCGGCGGCATGGCGGCTCACTACAGACAATTCGGCTTTGTGCTCCGCCCTGCGATCCAGCGTCCAGATGCATTCCGCGTTCGCGGTGGTGCCGCTGGTTCCGATCACGGCATCGAGTTTTTGGCCGGTGCTGTCTTTTCGCGTGTGGTGGATCAGCACGATGGCGCAGCCGATCTTATTCGCAAGCTGCGTGGCCCAGTCTGTTTTCGCGTAGTCTTCCGCGAGCAGATTGCCCTTGCCGCCTTGTGATCCGCGCATCTGTTTGAACAGGGCAAGATAGGTATCGATGACTACCAGCGTCGGGTTTGCTTCGGTGATCATCTTCGCGAGGGCTTCGAGCGATCCATCGGGAATAGAATAAAAAAACTGCAAATTTTCCAACTGAATGCTTTGGTCTTGCAATAGGAGTTTCAGCCGGTTGGCCGTCAGCGCCCGCGACTCTTCGAGCGCCCAATAGAGCACGCCGCCCTGCTTTTTCACGCGACACCATCCCATGAACGGCGAGCCTATCGCAACGGATATTGCCATTTGCAATGCCAGCCAGCTTTTGCCTACCTTGGGGCGGCCGGCGCAAATCGTAGATCCGTTGTGCAGTATGCCCTCGATGATTTCGGGTTGAGATGGCGGCGGATTCTTGAGCAGTTCGTACGCGCTGACCGCGCCGCTGACTTTTTTCTGCTGCGTCCGCTGTTCCTCGTAGTAGCGCGTCAGGCTCCAGAGTTTATTGGCTTCCGCGTAGAGCGACCGTGCCGACGGGTCGTACTTTGACATCGACTCAGCAATCTTGCGGATATTGACTTCCGGCCCTGGTTGCTCGCAGCGCCGTTCATTCACCTTCATCAAACTCGGAAAGATTTCTTCGGCACTCAATCCCATACGGCGCAACTGTCCCGCCATCGAAACGAGCGCCTGATGCTGGGTTCCTTTCGGCAGACGTTCAGGAACGATTACACGCTCTCTCGATAGTTCCTTCGGGGCCAGCAGATCCAGCAGCCAGCGGGGCGCGTCAGCGATGGGCTGCTGGTCGATGGGCTTAGAACCGTCCCACTCGTAGCGACGATGGGTATCGGGATGCATGGACGGCGGGGCCACGGCCTGCCCGCCCTCGCCGCGGATGTCCACGCCGGGTGCGATCCCCGCACAAGTCTTCACGCGAAACTTGGGATACCGGAAGTAGTAGTGGGTGCCTCCGCGGCCCGTAATCGCCTGCCACGTGTCAGGAACGCCTGCTTTTCGCAGGTCGTCCCACGATTCCCGCCCGCCAGTCTCCGGGTCGATATCCACCACAAACACGTTGCTTTTTGCCCCGGTTGCGATGCCAACGTTTACGGTCGGCCACTGATCCCACCATGCAGCAATCACGTTTTCGTCACTGCTGGCGCGGTTCGGCCAATCGTCGAACCAGGGTTTTTTGCCACGCAGCGGTATAACGGACAGTCCTAAATGTGCATAAAGTAGGGCGGCGTCGCGCATAGCGGGCACAAACTCAGCCTGTGCTTTCTGTCCATCGGTGCTTCAGCGTACGTCGCATCAGGGCGCACAGGCAGCGGTAGACGGTTTGGAATGCCCACAACAACATGCGGGCAAGCGTAGAGTTGTTGGATCGAAGGGTAAATTGAAGTTCTTGGAAGAGTTCGTCTAGCGATGCGCTGCGTAACTTCAAAACTCCCCTCCTACGGGGCATTCGGGCCGGGCGGTGTAGGACCCGCCCGGTGGACCGAACAATCTCAGGTGGGTGACCGGCCGGAAACCCACTCGGATACGATACTACCGCTCCTGGAGGTTGTCCAGAGAAAAGTAGAGCGCACTTTTAGATTTCCACAGAAAACGTTACGTTACTAGCACCAAACTGCAAAATGAGAGTTACAGGACGAATGATCAATTACGGCTAGGGCCAGTCGGCCCACTCCGTCCAGGTGCGCCCGCATCGGGTGCAGATGTACGGGATCGGCTCCGGCCCGGTAACGAGAGTTGCCGACCAGCGGGAGCGCCAAGCGGGGCGGTGGCGGAGGCAGCACCAGACTTGCTTGAGCAGATTCACGCGGCTTTGTAGACGGTGGTGCCGTCGGAACGCTTCTTGCTGCTGATCATGCGGCGCGGTAAACGCTGCGGCCCTTTTTGTCGCGTGTGCGGTTCAGTCTGACCAGCCCAAATTTTTGCAGCGTAGACAGGAACCCTCGCACAGTATGCGGCTTCCAATCGAATCGAGCCGCCACTTGGTCTACGCGCACGCCGGCATCGTTGTGCAGCATATCAAGCAATCTCCGTTTCTTCGTGCCGTCGCGGGGGGCACGTGGGCGCGACTTCGACGCAAGCGCCGTTATCTCTTTGGTTTCTGATCCTTCCATCACGGTCATTGTGATCTGATCCTACATCCGTCCCTGAGCGGAACACAACCACCATTGAGGGGAAAGGCGCTCCGGTAGTAGCAGTACCAAACCTGAGACGACCGCGAATGAACCGGATCTCGCTGGCGTATGGCAGGATAATCTCGTGAAAGGCTCGCGTATCTGTGCGGGCTGGAATCAGATACACCGCCGTTGCGGCCTCGCGCCACATCTCCAGCCACTTTCGCGTTTCTTTATACGGCGGGTTGACAAACACGATATGCCCCGCCCACGGATGAAACAGTCGCGCTAAGCCGTCCTGCATGGCGTGTAGCGGGCAGGGGTCCAACGTGAAACAGAACTCGCGGTGCAGCGCCTCATAGACATCGGATGGCGTACTCCAATCAGCCGAAGCGGAACTAAAATGCACTCGGTTCATACGCAAGTAATGTAGGTGTCCCAGTAATAGACGGCGAGCGCGAGGGCGCTCCATGCGTGCTTCGAGATGCCGTACGTCAGGCCGGGATGCTTTTTGCTGCCGGGTTCGCCGAACCGATCGATCAATGCGGCACGAATGTTCGTATCCTTGGCCCTCGAATCTTTGCAGTGGTGCAGTTTAACCTCCAGCCGCTTGATCAACTTGGTGCGGTCGGCTCCGAACTGCTGCATGAATCGGCCGATAAAAACGCACGTCATGAACGTGGACTCGCCCACTGCCATTCCATACGACGCAATCATCTCGATTGCCAAGTGATCCACGTTGTACTTCGCAATCATCAGGTGCGCCAGCATTTCCTCGTTCGGCAGGTGCTTGGCGTACATGATCCGCTGGCCGTCGTAAGCAACGATTGCGGACTCCGTGGGGCCTGGATCGATTGCGATCACGACGGGGAACGTCTCAGCAACGGGACACACGCTCTAGCTCCTCTTCGTCGAACTTCTCGTGGCAGAAATTGCATTCCCACCATTCATCCACGTGGCGCTCGCCGTGCGGCTCCGTGGCCTCCGCCGACCGCAGCCGCAGCTCGCCGACTTGGCACTCCGGGCAGGTCATGGTTCCCCACAGCCAGCGCAGTATCCGATTCCACAAGCGCATCTCATTCCGCCTCCTGCGCGACCAGTTCCATCTTTTCGCGAAGCCCGCCACTCTGCCAGTGCTGCACGGCGTCCACTTCGTTCGGGAAGCCGAGGGCGAGCCGCCGCTGGTTGTCGGGGTCGGCGCGGAAGATTGCCTCGAACAGCGCCGCCTGAAAGCTGCCGGGATGGCAGATTTGTGGGTATTGGAACTCTAGTAGCTGCTTTTCTGCCGATGTGAATAAGCCGGATTTCCAAATCTTGCTGATCTGCTCGCGTGTCATGCCACAATCCCCATTTCCCGCGCCTTCGCCATCAGGACGCGATAGCAGTCGTCGCAGAGTTGCACCGTTCCTTCGGGGTCGGCCCGCTGCTCTTCCGTAAACGTTTGCTGGTATTCCATAATCTCTTCCGATTCCGACCATGACGGGGCAAATGTCAACCCGCAGTCTTCGCATGTGACTAATCTCACGCTATTCACTGAATCTCCCTAGCAGCCCCTAGGGCCGCGTCCTCGTCGTCCCCGTCGTCAGGTAGCGCCCCCTGCCCGCCGATCGCTTCCAGCGGCTCCTGGACGGCTTGGCGGGTGTATGTAACCGTCGCCGTGGACTTCCCGCACGTCAGGATGTACTCTTCCAGCTTGCGGGCACCCTTCACGTCGGCAAACTCGACCTGAAAGCGAATTTCCGTACGGTGTCCCTGCCCGCGCGAGTTCTCCAGTTCCAGCCGAATCGACTTGAACTTGTGGACGCGCGAGATTTCCAGTTCAATCGCGTACCGCGCCAGTTCCTTGTCCTTTGGCGTCAGGTACAGATTGTGCGCCGCGAGGGCGCCGTCCAACTTGCCGCCCGCGACAAATTCCGGTATGTCTGCCGCCCAGCCCATCGCGGAACACATCGGCCGCGAGAGCGAACAGGAGAATTGCGCGGAGCCGCCTTCGGGCTTGCGCTTGAAGCTCAGTAGCTGAGCCGAGAGAAACGTCACTTTGTCAGGCATGTAGCCTCCACTTTGGAAAGGCGGACGATTACGCGATCAAGCCGGAACGCAATAAAAAACAAGAAGAATGCCACGATGATAAAACCGATCCAGCAGTCCTTCATTCCGTCACCTTCCGGTAGTTCCCGCCTTCCCCGTCGAACTCGTACCGCTCCCCGTTCCACACCAGCGCCGGCCCGTCAAACGTCTCAGGCCACTCGACTGGGGATTCCTTCGAGCCGAATATCGGCGGCTTCTCTTTGACGCCCATGCGCTGCCGCAATCCTTCGCTGCCCGGTTTCGCCGGCGCTCCCGCCTGCTGCCGTGCTTCCGCCACCTTCGGGTCTACTTGCGCCTCGGGATTCATCTCCGCATCCACCGTGGAGTAGTCCACCTCGATAATCGGATCTTGCATCTTGCCCGCTTCCGATTGATCATCGTAGCCGATTGCGCGAGAGGATAGTGGCGACAGTTCGGCATATTTAATCAGGCGCTTCACGGCAGTCTTGCGCCACATTTCTTCCGGCCAGTCCTTCCACGGCCCGTTGCTCGATGTCTTGCTGGCCCGTTTAACTTTCTCGATCTCCCACTTTGCCAAGTACAGGTACTCGGGCGGCCCGTCTTTGTACTTCAGCATCGCGTACGCGCCCAGCCACTCGCCCAATTGTTCCTGCGACTGCGCATTGACGACCGGCACGTGGTGAATCTTGCCCTCGCTGCCGTAGGAAATACTGAACTCATCTTCCGTGTAGACCACGTGAGCACCCACGTTGTGAACGCGGTTGGACTGCATCGCAAGGTGGATCAGGCCGCGATAGCCGGGCTGGAACTGACAGACACGCGCATACGGTATCAGCCACCCGTGGCCCAAACTCGTATTCGGCTCCAGCCCTAACTGCGCCGCCACGCAAACCGAGTTCACGATGGACAGCATGGAGCATTGCCGCAACGCTGCGTTCTGCATGAACGCCGTTACCGCGAGGTTCACCATGCGTTCACTTGGAAAGTAGCGGGGCAGGAGTTTTTGAAGCAGCCCTTCGTACTTTGCGAGATCCCCCGAAAACTGTTTTACCGTCAATGCGGACTTTAAATGCTCGTTTGGCATTACTCTTCCTCTCCGATTGCTTTCCACGCTTTTGGCACGCTAATGCGCCTGAAACCCTCGCGCACCGTTCGGCGGTAAAGATCCTCGTACTCGCGCAGCGCTCGATCCTGTCCAGCCGCCAGGGTTTCCTCGTAAAGATGCCGAGCGATCTCTTTCCAATCCGGGCCTTCGGTCGGCTTCACGAATTTAAAAGTCACCTTGCCCAGCACTGGATCATCGATGCCCTCGCAGTCGCCGATAGCCTGCTTCACTTCCATCTCAACGTCGTCCTTGCGGGCTTTGGCTTCCGCGAAAATCTGCCGCTCAGTCTTGTACCTCGCCAGCAGCATAGTTTCATCGTCATTCGCGCGACGGATATTCTGAACAGGTTTCGGGAATTTCTGCTTGAGGTACCGCGCCGCCGTGTCGCTGTGGCCGATCGGCGGGGGAACCTGCGGCTCCAAGTGGTTCTTGACGAACTCTTCGGCAGCGCCGCGCAGCACGTCGGCGATGTTGGCGTCGTAATGCAGCCTGTAGATTTTCAAATCCGTTCCGCCGAAGAGTGCTGCGATATCGCACCACGGAAGCGATGTTGCGTCCATGTACCAAGCGGCTTGGCAGGCAATGCGATCCGGCACTTCATCGGTTCCAGCGTCGCCCCACAACCCAGCCTGATCCCACGAAACGCACTTGCAATCTATCAACCCGATTGGCGAATCTTCGGGCAGCAATTGCGGATATAGCGACGTTGCGTTTATTCCATCTGGCATCGGGGGTGCCGCAAGAACGAACGCGTCAATCGTGTAAGCCTGCCACGGCCTTTCGGAATTCCGCTGCGTCTCATCATGCCACGCAACCGCCTGTCCCGTTTCTTCCGCATAGACTTCCGCGATTATCTTTTCCAACCGTCGCCCCATCCGCATCCGCGGCGTCGGCGGCTCTCTCTCGACCAGCCCCAGCTTTTCGGCGTAGATCGCAAAGGCGTCGCGGTTTGGGTCTAGGCCCACGAGGGCCGCAACCTCACTTCCGCCGATCGCTAGTGCTGTTATTGTGGCGTCTCTCATAACGGCTTCTCTCTCTCTCGCAACATCGCAATCACTATTTCTACCGTGGCCTTGCTTGGTGGCCGCACGGCTGCGCCTTCCGCCGCCAGCCGCCAATCGTCCTCGCTGGCCCGCTCCGCCTCCGCCGCCGTGATGTTGGCTCTTTGCAGCAGGTCGGCGAGCCGCATGGCCTTCTTGTCCCGATTCAGGACAGCATAAATGCTCTCGCGCCGTTCATTCGTCGGCATCGGGTCGTGCCTCTTTGGGTGCCATAAGTCTTGTCCGCAAACTCTCTCCGCCGTCGCGCTGCCGTTTCTTTAATCGGTGCAACGTGATCAGCGTGTGCAGCAGCGCCGCCTGATCTTCGAGCGGCGCGTCGTAAAAGGCGTTTTCGAGCAGTTCGCGATCAGTCTTTCTTGGACGTGGCATTGGCTCTCTTTCCTGCCTCTTTCGGCACTTTATTATTTCTGCTCCGACTGCACGGCCACGATCAACTTCGCGATCGTGATGTGATCTTCCGCCGACAGCCACATGCACGTGATCAGTCGCGCGACTTCCAGCAACAAATTCCGTTCTGCCGTACTCACTGCCTTATACCTCTTCGGCCAGTTGCTCAACTTCAGCCGCATATTTCCCTGGATTGTAGGTAACTGATTGGAGTCCCTGCCGGCCGGTTTCGCGATCCTGCGCCCATGTATCCGTCACGCGCTCGCAGCCGCAATGCAGGCACACTTCGTGGATGATTACGCCCCCCCCGTGGCCCCAAACACCAGGATTCTCTTTAATCCCGCCTACAATCGAAATCGGCGACTGCCAATCGTGGCCTTCGTCAGCGGTGCAATTCGGTTCGTCCGGCTCAATCGCTATCTCGATCTTTTCGCCGTATTCTTCGCCCTCAGGCACGACGCGCACGTGAACCCAAGTAGTGCCTTCGCTCGTGTCCCATTCGCACTCACGCATCCAAGACTCTGCGTACTCTTTGGCGGCTTCCATGTCGGCGGCTTCGATCTCTTCTCGAACTCCGCCCACGCAATCAATCAGAGTGTATTTCATCGTCTTTGCCTCCGAACCTCGAAACGGGCCGAAGCTCTCTATCCGCTCCGGCCCCTAGTTTTTATTCTGGCGACTTGCGTATCGCCAGCGGCGAGGACCACTCGCACGTTTCAGGCCCGCGCGGAAACCGGAAAGCCCCGGAAAGACGCGGGCCGAAAGCTCTACGATATCGTGCTCACTTTGGCTTCGTAATAACATCGCAAACGTGCCTGCATATCTGCCGGGATGTACTCCCAAATGTCGGCCCATTCGTACCGCCAGGCGTGTCTGCAATGGCGACAGCGAACCACGGGATTTACGCTGCCATCTTCGAGCGGCCGCAGCCATACCAGTTCAAACGAGTGGCCCTTACCGTTCCAGAATGCTTTCATCGGTGCCGTTACTTCCGGCAGCTTGATGCCGTGGTAGCACGGCACGTTGATTAACAGCCCGCTCGGTTGATGGTGCAATTGAATCGTGCCGGGATCTTCAACCGTCGAGATGTCTGTAAAATCCTCGTTGTATCCAGACTGGCCTACGCCCCGTGAGCAGTACAGCCGTTGCCCGCGTTCATACTCCTGATACTGGCCGATGCTCACGTCGTCTTCGTCTGGAAACGGCAAGCGAAAGCGTAGCTGATGCGCCTCTTTCACAGGATCAACGCTGCCCGATACTGCGCGAACCTTATCGCGATCTTCGTACCGCAGGTAATACATGTTTTCGCAAGTTCCAATCTTGACGTGCTGCCCGTCGGACTTGCGGATAGCATATTCGCCCATCGCCTTATACCTCCGTCCTTGCTTCGGTTTCGCCGACTTGCCGATCCGCTGCGAGCTTTGTTAACTGCGGAGTCGTATCAGGCATGGCCTCAAGAGCCAATTCAGCCTCGACCACGCGCTTGTATTCGCTGGTTGCTCCGCAGATACCCCACAGCGAAGCGAGTACAGCCCCGCCAGTCGGCCTACCCCATGAGTCGTAGCAAGACGGCTCAGAATCTCTCAGGATGCAGCCTAACGTTTCGTGATCTGCTCCGCTGGCGCAGTCGCATTCAGAAGATCCGCAGTCGCAACCGATGCAACCGTCGGAATCGTATTCCCATGCGTACGTCCATCCTTGCTCCCTCGCGTACGTTTTAGCCGCAGCTAACGCTTTCGCGCTGCGCAGCTTGCCCTGCCGTTTGGTTTCACCAGGAGCAACGCTGTATCCCGCGTGCTCATAGAAGAACTTCTGTTGAGTGGTCATTGGTTTCCTTTTCTGCCGAGTGGTTCGCTCGACAAAATGATCATACCGCGCGAATTGATCAGTTGCAACAGAATAACGAACGAGATCGCGGCCGAAAGTACCAGGAGGTTCATTTTGCACTTGGAGCGGACTTTTCTCTTTACAGTACCGCGCCACTGTGGCATGATCAATTCACCGGCAACCCCGGTAAAGGAAAAAAAAGAAAATGACAACGCTTCTCGCAACGCTCCTCAGCACAACAGCCGGCGTGCTCGCGCAGCACCCCCTCGAATCCGCAACGGCCGCTACGCTCCTCATTCCCGTGATGTACGCCTGCGCGGCCCTGCACCTCGCCCGCGTCATTCTCGGAGGTGCAAAGTGAAACGCGAATCCTACCCCGAACCCCAAGCCGTGCTCGAACGCCTCGCGTCCATCGTTGATTCCTTCGTGGATGCCGAATGGAAAACGTTTCCCTATGGTTCCGACTACGAAACGACTTTTCGCACAATCGCGCAACGCATCACGCTGGCCGATATCCTCAACCACCTGTCGTACGGCATGGCGCAAGACAACGAGCGTTTCACGTCCGACTATCGGCACGAAGCAACCGCCCTGCATTCGATCGTGTGGCGATTGCTCGCGCACGGCACCGTTCAACTGAATGCCGATATCTGCACGAAGCAACGCGACTCCGCCCCCCGCGAGGTGCAGGCATGACACCCGGAACTAAGCTGATTTATCACGGCCCTACTGGCGGTGCTCTCTTGCATGGCGATTACGTCACCGTGGTTGAGTTCTTGCCGCACGGCACACATTACGACACCGCGCCGTGGAAAACCTATGCTGCGGAGTTCCTCGCCGACAAAAACAGAGTGATCGGCGATTGGATCCTGGTTCGCGAGGATTACTCTGATTCATTGGCCCTTTTGCCTGTCCGCTGGTTCCATCGCTGGAAAGTTGCGTAACTCCCACGCGCGGGTGCCCCAGGCCCGCGCTCCCCCCTCCCGTTTGCTTTCCCCTGTACACGCGGTTTACACTACCCCCATAGCACGCCGTTGCACAACCTTCGAGGGCCTCTCTTCCCGTCAATGCCAATGCGTCGCACTGGTTCACCGCGGTTTCACTGATCAGGAAATCGCTACAACCCTCGGTATATCCATCCATACCGTCGGCACTCATATCCGCTCCGCTCAAGAACGCGTCGGCATCCACCGTCACATCCACTCGCGTTTACTCCTCGCACTCTGGGCCGAACGCACCATGACCAATTCGTTGCTCCTCGGTCGCGAGATCCCCGGCGAACGCTTGAACACAGCCGCCTCTGCCATCGCAGCCTGACTCGCACTCGCCGCCCAGCTAACCACCGCGGCCGGCGTGCGCTGCGACGTGCGCGAGGCTGCGCGAGCTTACGCGACCTGGTGAGCATGTGCGCATACGCCGGCGCGTGCCACATCCTTCGATGGTTGCTGAAATACTCAACTGAAGTAGACATAATGGCACTTCGCGGAAGTTGATCAGTTCGGCCGATAGGCGCGCAACGCATTGTCCCCGTTGTCTCGATAGTCCCGTTGTCCCAATTCCCGAAAGTTATCGCGAGCTCGAAAAGAGCCGAAGCACAACGGGTGGTATGCCAGGAACCGCCGGCGGCCCACGCGAACACCAGGCGTACCCCGCGGCCCGGTGTTGCCCTGCGGAGCTGCTGAGCGCTGGGAGTAGGACGGCCCCGCCGGCCGGCCGATGGCTAGGCTAGTCGAGTTGTCCAAGGGTCCCCCGGCCCTGGGGGCCGAACAGTCACTGTAGGCTTGAGCTAGATGCATTTTTTTTGTGTGGGTTACAGGTTGTTACGACGGCTGAGGGGTGAATTTTTTACGAGTGGCTGGAATTTGTTTGTGTGGTGGAGGTGAAACCGAAAAGCAAGGTCTGCGTTCAGATCAGGGCGTCGGTAGAAGCAGTGGTTTTGTGTTCTGCGATGTCGCTGTCATTGTCAAAGAGTTCGTCCGCGCCTGCGAGAGAAAATGCAGGGTAGCACCGAATTTTTGCAAGTGGCTGGAAATGCTAGAAATATCAGTACGAACAGGACTTGACAAGATTTTTAGCGTGCTCGCAAGTCTATCATATATATGCGTTTAAAACTATATTTGTAGTAATTGAGGCCTAAACAGGCTAGTCGTCGGGGTACTTGGGGGGCTTGTAGTTGGGCGGCCAGATCGCCAGTACGTTGCTGGGAATGCGGTAGATACGGGCACAGTGGGGGATTGGGGCGCGGTCGAAGCCTTCGGGGATGTAGCCATTGCGGACGCGCTCTAGGTAGGCGTCCATCCAGGCGGAGAGCGCTTCGGCGGTAACGGGGCGTTTCCACTCCAGGATCTTGCGCCGGGGGGAGCCATCCTCGCCGCGGTAGAGCAGACGGACGCGGGCCGGGAAGTTGGCTTCGATCTCTTCAGCGGACGGGGAGGGATAGCGGTACTCAGCGGCCCGGAGGACGCGCTGGAGGCGGGAGAGTTTCTTGCGGGCCATGATAAAAGGGTAGCTCACCCCGCGAGCCTGCCGTTTCCTACGGTGTGCGGGAGTACGTTTCCGGCGAGTAACGAAAAGAATTTACATCTGTTTCAAATCAGCTACAGGTTCTTGCTGTGGTGACTTCTGTACAGGATGTGCCGACTTCGGTACACCTGGGGTGTTCTTGATCGAACACGCTGCGAAGTGCCGCGATTGTGTCCGGCGCAACCTTCTCCATCCATCGCAGGAACTCAAGCGCCCGCCTGCGTTCTTCCATGTCCACGTACGTAACGCCGCCCTTCATGCGAATACCCCCGGCGTCAATAAACTTGGCTGCTGGCGCGAGCTTTCGAGCAATGGCAACGTGCAGGCGTAGCGCGTGGCGCTGGTGCCATCGAAGGAGTCCGCTCCGGCCTCCGCTGCCAACCGGATGCGCCGCGCCGTGTTGACGCGCCCCACGTGATAGTGCCGACGCATCGCTTGGGCCATCTCGCCCCACTGGTACATCGTTCGCAGTTTCCATTCCGTGGAGCCGCCCAAAAACAACCCGACGTGCGGATTGCCGTGCAGTACCTCGATCACCGCGCGGGTGTCCATGCCGTCCTGGACCGGCAATAGCAGTGTGCGCCCGCGAAGGTACGGCAACCAGGAAACGGAAAATCGCAAGCTGTCCATCCCGCCCGCCACGATATCGGGGATCACGATGAAATCCGCCGCCGCGCCGTGTTTATCTACCAGTCGCGTGAACGCTTCCCCATCAAAGCGGGACTGCTGCTTGTATGCCCCCCACGCTCCGTTGTCGATGCCGTATCTCATCCCGTCGCGCGGTCTAGGGTTGTCCGGCGTCAATAGGATGCGCCATCCGGATTCCCGCAGGGCTACGAGATTCCGCCGCGTTCCGGTGTTTGAAGCGTAGGCAATCACGCAGAATTGATCATAGCACCCCGTGGTACTTTAGTGCGGAGTTTCGTGTTGACAGTTCCCCTGCGGCGCGATAGGATAATGATCAATTGAAGTACGAAAGCAAGAGGCGGGGGCGTTTCTTTTAGCGGCGTCCCCGTATAAAGAGGTAGCGAGTGAGCGACGAGGAAGTGATAGCCGCCTTCATGGAGCCGGTGCCGGGCTTCCGGGAAATTGATTATCCCAAGTCGATAGCAGGCTGGTGGACGGCTCCCACGGGGCATACCAAAGTGCCAGCCGTATTGGATCTCGACGCGCTCCACGAGGTCGAGGCGCGACTGACGGAAGAGCGGTGGGATCTTTATATTTCAGAGTTTTGGAAACTGTCTATCGGTTCCACGTGGGCCCGCGATTACCTTCATGCCTCCGCTGCCGACAAAATCAAGGCACTCGCTACCGTGCTGCGGCCCATCGTGGAAGCGGCGCAGAAAGAGAAGGTGAGCGCGTGAAGCCGGCCGAATCCAAACTCGGCGAGCGGCCCTACGAGCGCGAAGAGCGCGATGCCGTTCACGTCGCGATCATTCCAGCCTTGGCTACCGAACGCCTTAAGCCGGGCCAGCGCGTCGCCTTCACGACCAATACGGGGCCACAGGCGGCCCGATCGAAGAACGCGATGGGCGTCGTAGACCCTTTTCTTTATGACGACGTGCAGGAAGGCGAGTATTTCTGGATGGTACTGAATCCCGGCAGCATCACGTCGCTGCGCCACGACTGGGAGCATCCGCTGATTGGGCCGCGGGAAGCTGCCCGAACGCCGCGGCTTTCGACATCATCCGAGAAATGGATACAGGAGTACGCGGCCGAGATCGGATTGAATTATCACGACTTGATCGCAGCGGCGCAGCGGTACTTGAGCGACGGCGAATATTTGGATCGTGGCGGGTTGCTCGACGGCGTTTATCTGCGCGACGAATTTTGGGAGCATTTCGGCGTCGTCACGGGCACGGTAGTCCCATTCGACGATCGCCACAACTTTTTCACTTGCTCCTGTTGAGAGGAAAGCCAATGACGGAAATCCAGGTGAGCACGTACGACGCGGCGGGCGGGTTGCAGCAGACGCGGCGGTGGGTAAACGGGGTGGAATTCGAGTACGCGGGCAACCTGCTGTTCGCGGCGACGGCGACGGGGCTGGGGTGCATGACGCTGGGGGTGCCGCGGGGCGGGCGGCTGGAGATCGGGGCGGAATAGTGGCGTCGATAATCAATACGTATGATCAGCTACGAGCCGCGAAAGAAGCGGGACTACCCCACGTTGCAATTTGCACGCATCACTCTCAGGGAAGCCGCGACAATTTTCGCGACGGATGGGAGGTTGTTGTGCCGGGTGTAGATATTTCAGAAGGCCAACAACAGCACTGGAGCGAATACCTCCACGTCAAGGGGCGAAAGCGCATCTTTCATCGATGGCACTACAAAGCGGCGGGATCAGGCCCAGAGCAAGACAAAGCAGCGCTTGCAGCGGCCATAGAGTGGTGTGCAACGCGATTTCCCGTGACCCAATGGGCGCGTAATCGTTCGGGGGATTACGTAGATATCCGTGTCAACCAGCAGTTCCCGATTCCCAAGCGCGAGAAGGTCGTTGCCTGATGCCAAAGGGCTACCCAACCCGCACGGGCCGCGTGCTGACCGCCGAGGACAAGGCCACCATATTAAAGGAAGCGAACGAGCCGAACTGCAACCGCTCGGCCCTCGCCGACAAGTGGGGCGTCAGCCGTACCTATATATATCTGCTGCTGAACCCCGCGAACTTCGTCGCGCCGAAGCCGATCGATATGATTGGCGCACACGAGATCGCGAAGCTGCGGAAGACCCTGCGGCTGAGCCTGCGGCAGTTCGCCGACCTCTTGGGGATCACCGAGAAGGCGGTGCGGCAGTGGGAGGACGCGGAGAACGGATTCCAGCCCCGTGCGGCGTCAAGGGCGCGGCTGCTGGAAATCGCCAAGCAGCACGGCCTGCCGCTGGAGTTTCTAGGGTCCACGAAGACGGCAAAGGCGGCCGGCGTGACGATTCTCAACCCGATTGACTGGAAGGCGCGGCGGGAACTGTCGCGGGAGAAAAGCAAGCAGCAGCGGCAGGACTTTCGGCGCAAGGTCGCAGAGCCGCCGCCGCCCGTGCAGCAGCCGCAAGCGCCGCCGCCGAAGACCGTCAGCGTTGGAAACAAGGCAGCCTGGGAAAACAGCAAGGGGCTATTCGGTGGATAGCGACATCATCGAGTGGTTCATTCAGCAGCAGTCCGTCATATATAAAGGAGGAATACCTGTGAAGGATTTAACCGATTCGATCATCGCGCCGATGCTGAACAGCCCGCTGGCGGACTCCGCGAAGGAGATCACCCGCGCGGATCACGTGAAGGAACCCTCGCTGGTAACGGAGGAGGAACTGCTCGCGTTGACCAGGCTCACTAATCCGAGTATTGATCCGTGGTGCGATGTTGCCATCCCACGTGCGACGTTGCTCAGTCTGATCGTGACCGTCCGCGCGTTGCAGGTCGAACTCGCCGTGGCGCGGGACAATTTGGTGAACGCAAGGCAATTACTAAAGGAGATGAGCTAATGGGACCGTCCCGCGTGTACAACCCCCTTGACGGGGCAGAAGTGAAGGCGCTGATCTTGGCCGAAGTTGAGAAGGCGTTCAGCGAGGTCAGCGACTTCAGGCCGTCCGTCGCGTTCCCCGTCGTGCGCTGGAACTGGAACCTCGTCGTCTCGTGCTACCCCAGGGAGCCGCAGGACATCACGCTCCAGAAGGTCGGCGCTCACGTATCCAGCGACGCCACGCCCGAAGAGATGACGAGCACGACCGACATCGTGCTGGAAGGGCAGAACGCCGTCGGCGCACAGGGCATGACCCCTGCCGACCAGATCCGCGAGGAAGGCGGCCTTCCGGTGCCCACGCTGCGGCAGGATCGCAAGCTGGGCTTCACTTACGACGAAATGGTATCCCAGCCGCAGAAGGAAGAAGAGTGGCGACCGCCGGGGGTACGCGCGGCCATAATAGACCGCGGGAAGGATCGGCTGAAGGATAAATGAAGCGATTCCACATTAGCGACGTGCTGTCAGTCACGACAGGACGCCTTGTTTCCTATCGCCACATGGATGGCGTGTATGCCATCCTGAACTTCCTCACTGGCGACAACCTATTTACGCATCAACTACCGCGAGCGATGGATGAATGCCGGCCGTGGTTGCGAACGCAGTTCCCCAAACTCATGGCGGACGAACCGGACATGGCCGCCCGGTTGGCGACCTTCGATGCCGCACTGGATCGGATGGGACGCAATAACAAGCCAGATATTGACAGGCTATGCAGCGGGTTGGTCGCCGAGATTCAAACCACGCATAACCTTCCTGAAATGCTGCCAGTCTACGAGATGGGAGCCGATATGTATACGCATATCGATCCAGTCGAAGAAGCGGAAGCAAGGGTCGGCAAGGGCCGCGTGATCAAACTAGAAATATGACGCTCGTTGAACTCCACGCCGACCTGAAGGAAACGAACCGCCTGCTGGAGCGCTTGTGCGTAGCCGTCGAGTTCGCCGCAGGCATGAGGCCCGTCGTGCGCCCGCAGCCCGCCAAGCCTACGGGACTGGAGGACGTGAGCCGCATTAGCAACGAGTCTACTTTGCAGATGGAACTGGAGCGCGAGGCGAAGCGCGAGAACCCGTTCCGCGGCGGGGGCGCTGATGCCGCATGACGAACGGCTGATTTGTAATAAATGCGGGGCTGAAGGAGTATTATTGCCGGGGGATATCGCGGGGTATTGTGTCGCAGCTCGATGCAGTGACGACAGTGGCTCATGCGTGACACTACTCTGCCCCACGAAAGAAGAAGCGATCGCGCGATGGAACAACCTATGGGAGCCGAGCAGTTGAACCTCGAAACAGCAATCAATCTTGCGGTTCAATACCACCACGGCCAAACAGACCTAGCGGGGCTGCTCTACGTGCTGCATCCGCTCCGCGTCATGGCGAGCTTTTTAGACCCAACAGACGAAGACGCACGAATTGTGGCCGTGCTGCACGATATCGTAGAGGACACTAAAGTTACCGTCCCCCAACTGAGAGCATTTGGATTCACAGAAACCGTAGTGCTCGCGGTCGAAGCACTCACGCGCGACAAGGCTGAGCCGTATCAGCAATACATCGAACGGCTTGCAAAGAACCGCTTGGCGACCAGGGTAAAGCTGGCGGATTTAAACGACAATCTGGACTCCCGGCGACACAGCACGCTAATGCTTAAAGACGGGCTGATCGACCGATACTACAAGGCCAAATGGTTTCTGGAGGGAGTGTACGCAGCAATATGCTGACGCAGCGCGACGTGCAGGCCATCGTCACCCTCCTGCGCCGCTTACAGCGCGACTTCTGGCCCGAAAGCTGGAAGTACAAGCAGATTGACGAGTTAATCGCCAAGCTGCGGGCCGCCGTGCCTAGCACCCGCAGACGGAGGGGGCAGGAGACTTTATGAGAAAAAATGTGGCGGCTCTTATCTTAGATAACGCTCTGTCCAATATCGACTGGGGACAGGTTGTTTGCAACGGCGGCCCGCCTTGCTTCTTCATTGAGGACGGACGGTTTTGCCTTCGGGCGGAACGCTGGCATGGCCCCGGAACAGATCACCCCTTTGTTTCCTTAGCGGCGCTCTTTCGTGCGACTAAATAGGATACGATTGGTATCCTGAAGCGTGACGAATCTTGAAGCTCTGCGAACGTTGCAACGGAGCTACCTTCGACTGGTAGCCACCGGCCACGTTATCGATATCTTCGACTTGAAGGAGAAGCTCATGGCCGTAGACCCCAAAATCGCCGCGATTATCAAGCAGATTGATGACGCTACCAATTCCATCGCCGCCCGTATCCAGAAGTTCATCGACGACGCCGCGACCGCAGGCTCGAAGACCGCCGACGAGATCGCCGCTGCGCTGCAACCCGAAGCCGACCGCCTGACTGCGATGGGCAGCGACGGCTCCAGCACCAGTATCACCACCACATAACAGGTTTTTCGTGTGTCACTTGCCGCCGCGCTGCACACGTGGCGCGGCGGCGTTTTTCCTATGACAAGATGCCATTGGTGCCAGAAGCGAGCAACAACTGAGGACTCCACAGGCAAACCCCTGTGCGGCCCCAAGTGCAAGCTCGCGCCCCTGTCCGAAAAGCCCGCGAAACGTCGGACGACCGCGCAACGGCGCGTGAAACTGCCAGGCGTACTCCGTAGCAGCAGCTTCCAGATTCCTGATTCCGCGCTTGGTCGGGTATTGCGCCAACTGCAAACTCCCGGCAGCAAGGGAGGCGGCTCGAAAGGGCGATGGGACGGGTTGATTCGCCTGCTGAAGCTGATCGCCGGCGAGAACGACGACCTCGATGCTTTCGTGAAGCGATGGGACGCCTGCAAGCCCGAACGCCGCATGAAGGTGTCACCCGAAGACCTACTGAACGAAGTCGGCATTGCGCCCGCGCGGTTTCTCGGGGCGCTGGCTGAAGCCGCATTTACCCTCGGGCGCGATACCAGCAAGGTAATCGCAGCGTGCGCGGAGCCACTGGTAGTGCAAACGATGACGGCATCTGCGATCACACTAGAAGGGTTTCAGGATAGAAAGCTCTTTTTGACCGCAAGCGGCTATGCGCCGTCACCGCAGATGAATATCGGAGTAACGCAGGACAATCGCAGCGTGACCGTGCAGGCCGCAGTCGGTTCCGGGTTCCCTGACGTGAGCGCGGATGCCTTGCGCTTCAGTGAGATCGTGGACGCGGGCCGGAAGCGATTGGCTTCCCCGAGCGCGTTCGTGGATACTGACCAAGTGGAGCCGTCAACGCCTTAGCGACGGGCCATCTGCGCAGGCGACTGCGTAACGTATCAACAGAGATACCGATTTCATCGGCCCACTCTTGCTGCGTAAGGTTTTTACCATTGAACTCGAAGCGAACCGTAGTCCGCTTGTTTCTGTTCTGCTCCGTGTCGGTGCTCCACGCGCAATTCTCTTTGCTGTAGCCTTTCTCGTTGTCGATCCTATTGAGGCTGTGTCGATCTGATGGCCGCCTGCCCATGTCGTGAAGAAATGTGGGATAGGAATACCGCCATTCGGGGCATACGCCTAATCCGCGTGCTCCATAATGCTTATATCGGTTGCTGTTTTTGTTGTAGCAGCGGCTGATCATGGAACACCACGCCATGTATTCTGGTGTTCGGACAGCCATCCTTGATTCGCCGTGCTTCCATTTCCAGATTTCTTCGGGGTCGTCGGGCAAAAAGGTAAGATGTGATTTGGGCATTCGATTCCTTTCTAATCGAGTGTCGTGGCGAGCGGCGCGTCAACGCTGCTCGCCACAATAGTTTATCATGCGGGTGTGTTTCATCCGCGGCGTATAAATGAAAGATTAGAGGCATACTGCAAGGCGGGCCACGCCAAGATTGAGTTGACGGAGCGGCAGCGCACGCAGGGCGTATCCCCTCTGTTCGAGCCACAATACCACTCGCTATCTGAGGTGCAAGCTGCGAACGCGCACTTCGATGCGCTCGTGGATGAGGACGGCAAACTAAAGCCTGATGAGTACGGCCGCAAGCGGGAGTTGTCCGCTGAAGAGACAAAGTGGATTCAGAACGAACTGCTTTTGTGCCGGATGGATTATCTCTACTGGGCCACTCGGTACGCTCGAATCCGCGATGTGCTCACGGCCCACCTGACTCCGTACGAACCGAATATCGCGCAGCGGATTCTCCATTCCATTCGGGCTGAGCATGAGTTGCGCAATAGCGCGATTGAGTTGCTTAGCCTAAAGGCTCGGCAGCTGGGGATCTCGACCGACTCTGAAATGGTGATCTGCCACCGCGTGACATTTTGGGCGCACACTAACGCAGTCGTCGCCAGTGCGTCCCCAGACCAAAGCGAAAAACTCTCGAAAATGCTAGAGCGATGCTGGGCCGCAATGCCTTACTGGATGCTTCCGCAACGCGGCCAATGGGTCAGCGCCAAATCAGGATCAGGCAGATTTGAGTTTCCCGCACAGCATTGTTCGGTGTCAGTACAGCACGGCTCACAGTTCAGCGGAATATCGCGAGGTGACACTGTTACCTGCTATCACTTGAGCGAAGTCAGTTCGTATCAAGATCCGGCTGAACTCATCGACGCAAGTCTACTTCACGCCGTTCATCCCGCCCCGCATGTGTACGGCATCCTGGAATCAACTGCGTTTGAAACGCGCGACTGGTTTCATCAGCAATGGCTGTACGCCAAAGACAACTGGCATCGCGGGCGCTCGCGGCTGCGGCCGTTCTTTCTTCCGTGGTTCTGCGGCAGCGACATTTACCCAAGCCCGACATGGATTCACGATCATCCTGTGGAGCAGGGCTGGGAACCGCCTGATTACATCGTGCGACACGCTGAGCGGGCCGCGGCGTATGTCCGCGCGAATGAGTGGCTGCGTAAATATCTCGGGGCGAACTGGAGAATGCCACCAGAGCAGCAATGGTTTTATTTTTGCTCATTCGAGGAAGCCAAAGCCAAGGACCAGTTGCAGAAGTTTTACGCGGAGATGCCGGCTGACGACCAGGAAGCCTTTCAGTCGCGCCAAGTCAGCGTATTCGACCATGACACTATCGACTGGTATCGCAGCAACCGGAAGGAATTGGATGAGCATGGCGGCTGGGTCTACGGCCTGTTGGGAAATCCAGAAGAGGTTCCGCAGCGGCTACAGCCAAGTTATCGCAATTTCGATCTGAACCGACCGCCTGTAGACATTGTGTGTCGATGGGGAGGCGGAAGCAGCACGCGGTTCACGCTTCAACCGTTGAAGTATCAGGGCATGTCCGAAGAACCAGCGGACGGGCTAGGGCGCGTATATGTATGGCGAAAGCCGGAAGATGGCGCTACTTACGGATTCGGCATCGACACGGCCGATGGCGTCGGGCGTGATCGCACTGTGATTCAGGGGCTGCAAAAAGCTGATCTACTCGCAGGCAAAAAGGATGCGCAGGTTGTGGAGTTTGCGTCGGACTACACAAACGCATACGACCTTTGGCCGCTCGCGTTGGCTTTGGGTACGTGGTATTCCAGCCGGCGATCCGATGGCTTGCGCGTGCAGCCGAAGATGGCGATTGAATGCAAGGGCAACGGCGAAATTGTTCAGCTAGAGCTAAAGAAACGCGGCTGGACTAACCTGCATAGATGGGTACGCCTAGATGGCAAGAAGATCGACAAAGGAAAGGCTCACAAGCTCGGAATCGTCACAAATTCATGGTTTCGGCCGATGATGCTGGACATGCTGATCAAGTGGATACGGGACGGCTGGATGGAGATCAACTCGCCGTTCTTCATCCAGGAGATGGAGACGCTGGAGCGGGATTGGGACCGGCAGGATACGCGGGCGCTGGACGGGTGTTTTGACGATCGGATCATGGCGTTGGGGTTCATCCTGATTAGCGAGTACGACACGGAGATTCGGGGGGCGCATACGCACGCGCAGGATGGGCACGCGATGTCGCGAGTGTACGCGGGGCGAGCGCCGCAGCCGGCGGCGGAGCAGGGGCAGTATGCGTATTACCAGAGCATGAAGATTCCGGTGCTGGGGGAGTCGGCGGACAGCCCTATTCGGGAGTTTTACCGGACTGGCGGGCGGCTGTAGGCTCCGGCACGGTTGCACCAGAGGCATCGGGTGATTCTGAGGGCGGCGTCCGCAGGAAGGCCCGCGCCGCAGCGAGTGCTTTGTGTGACGAGTCGAAGCGCACCCCAATCGGCTGGTCGCAGTAGTAGATCATTTCGTCGGCGTCCATGTCGTGTTCGACCAACCTTATCCGGCGGACGAACCATGCCTTGCCATCGAATGCCACCAGCACTCTGCGTACTGTGCCGCCAAACGATGCGCCCACATCCTTACTCCCCATAACGGCCTCGTGGCGGCGTCTGCGGCTTCCGTTGCGCGGTCGCGGCCCAGATGACGGCGGCGGCCACAGCGAAGCAGAGCGCGAAGCCGGGGTCGATGTGAACGCCCTTGGTGAGCCAGCGGGCCAGGTCGGTTAGGAGCAAGAGGATCATGTTCATGTAGACAGCGTAATTGATCAATGATATCGTGTCAAGGTATGAGCGTACCAGAACAGATAGAGGTCGGGCGGGTTGCGGGGCCTAATCAGGCACAGTTTGTCGTGAAGCGCATTTGCCCGATTGGCCCAGAGTTGCAAATCCCAGCAGCGGAATACCTAAAGGACTGCGAGATGGTTGTGTGGGTAGATTTAAGCACGCGGCGGATGCTCAGATGCGGGCATATTGGATATATTGTGCCACTCGACATTACCAACGAAGTACGGGCCAAGGCTGGGCTTTATCCATTTAGAAACCCCGCTTGTGTTTGTGAGGAAATGGGCCACTTGATTGAGTGATAATCGTTCCATGCCAGCCGAAATGCACAACAAGCGATTGCGGGGCAACCCGAAGCTGAAGCGCCAATGGGAGGTACTGTGAAGCGCACGAATGAAACGCTCCCAATGTTCGACGTACCAGACCAAAGATACCATCCACTTGCTGTATAGGGATGGGACTGATCTTGCTTTTCAATGTTTGTTGAACGGTAACCTGGGACCGCCTACGATAACGTTTGATGAAACTCACCGAGATGAAGGGATGGCATTCATCCCAGTGCCCAAACCGGAACCAAAGCAACCCCGGAGGTTCCCGCGCTCCAAGCAGGGCTGTTATCGGACTCAACGGTATCGTCAGAGGGATGGCGAGTGGTACTTCTGGCTGATTTCTTTATGGGATTACCACTCGGATTGCTTGATTGAGATGGGAGCACCGCTGTAAATGCCTTACGTTTTCTTCAAGTGCGACACGTGCCAGCACAAAACATCCAGTTGGTTCCAAAGCGTTGACGAAGCGGCGGATGAGCCGTGCGCTTATGGTGAATGTTTCGGCACGCTGAAGTGGTATCGCGTGATCTACGGCGATCCGCCGACCCGCACCGCGCAGCCGTTCGCGCCCGTCGTTTTGTTCCGCGATCCGACCGCGCCCGACGGCCAGTACCGTACGCCGGGCTGGAGCGATGAGCCGACGCCGACGGGCTTTGAGCGCGTGGAGATCCGCAACATTCGCGAGTGGGAGAACGTCACGCGGCAGATGTCGGCCCACGGTCGGCGCGAGGCCGAAGCGGCGCACTACGAGCGGCAGCGGGCCATCGACATCGTGCGCAAGGAGCAGCGGGACGAACTGCGGTCGCAGATGCGGCACTGGAGCGGCGAGGCGCGGGAACTCGCGGAGCACGCCTTAGCTAAGAGCGAGACCCGGCCGCGGCGCAAGGCCCCGACGGGCGAAGTGATCTCGCACGCGCTGGAGTTCGACAGCAGCAATCGGGAGGCGTGGCGGGATGAACGGACGGGATGGAAAGGGCGGCGGAGTTGAATATCGGGCCAATTCATTTGAGCGGGCATCGGCGCACGCATCATAGTGATATTTCTTTTGGAGCCTGGAAGTTGTGCGTGAATGGCATCCAGCTATTTGCGGGACGTTACGCGCTCACGATCCACTGGCCTGCCCGCTGGTTTGAGTGGTCATTCTCTGAAGAACAAAGTTGACCAAACATGTTTTACCGCTTAAGCTGTAATTGCGTATTCAGCAGGATCAGGGGCAACCGGGAGACGAACTGAAGATCCGGCTCCGTAGTACGGTTGCCCTACCGAACTAGGCGTGCTAGTCTTCCTATTTGATCCAGAGGCCTTCACCTCCCGCTGAGTTCGCAGGACTTCGTACTGGTTACGAAGGGGTTGCTTCGCAGGACTGCTTCTCCCAACAAAACAACGGCCTGCTGTTCCAAAGGATTACGGAAATAGGCACCGATGGAGTTTACGCGGTAGTTAATCCGGGCAACGAGCAGGTAGTCGATCCGGCAACCAGGGGGCGGCGTCCCGGTCCATGTGGTTTTCGCGATTTTCTTAAAACTGCTGTCGAACTCCAAGAATCCTTGTAGCCTGCGTTCTACGTAAAAGAAGCTTGCCCGTGTCTAAAACCACGAGGGACTGCCCCCTGTGTCTCTTTCAAAGACTATACTCAGTCCAATGGCTTTAAAAGAAAGCAACTGGCAAGCCCCGCCGTTCTACGACCCCCGCACAGGCGCTCCTCCCCCCGCTGACCGCATCCGCGGCTGGCTGGGCGAAGCCATCGAAGACGGGTATACGCACCTGAAATCACAGCGGGCGTTCCCGTTCCTGGATAAATCTATCGACCTGTTGACGGGCATGGACGACGACCCCGTTCCCCGGAGCCTGTCGGATGTGAAGGTCAACCGCATTCGGCGCAATATCCGCGAGTCCGTCGCTACCCTTGCCAATATGCGGCCAGGGTGGGGCTACAAGAACGACAACCACGTGTACGATGCACAAGCCACGCTGCTGACGAAGACGTTTCGGTCGTGGTGGTCGAGCGGGCATCCCTCGCAGGCGCTCAAGCAGGCGCTACAATGGGCGGCGCTCGGCGGTATCAGCTACCTGAATCCCGTGTGGCAGGTAGATATGTACGGCTACGGGCGCGGCGATATTGCGCTGAACGTCTATGGCCCGCGTGATGTGCTGTTTGTGCAGTTGCCGGGGGATCACAACCTGCAACGGGCGTACGCGGTCATCATCATTGTCGAGACGCCGATTGCCATCGCGCACGCCATGTACCCGGAGTTCGCAGACAAGTTGCAGCCGTCGCGGGACCGGCCCGCCAACATCAAGGCAGCGCAGAGCCGAGTGCAGCGGTATATGTCGGTCGTCATGAACTGGTTCGGGCCTGGGGGCAAGGGCCGCGAAGAAGAACAGCTCATGTGGCCCGTCGTGGATATCGCCCACACCTACATCATGGATGTCTCGCTGAACATGACGGGCAAGTCGATTCACATGGGCGAGCCGATGACGACGTGGGAATACGAAGTCCCCGCGTATGGGTCGGAGACGCCCGCAGGCATCAACGACCCGTCTACGGGCCAGCCGCTACTGCGCAAGGTAACGCGGGAAGAAGCGATGCTGTTCCCGATGCGGCGCAAGATGGTAGCGGCGCTCGATGCGGGCGGCAAGCCGCAATGCACCATGTACGACGGGACGGCGACCGACTGGCATCGGCAAGTCCCGTTGATTCCGCTGACGCTGGATGCGTGGCCGTTCGAGTACCTGCCGTTCGGGCTGGCGCACGATGCGTGGCCGCTTCAGAAAAGCAACGACCGGATTCTGCGGGCCATTGACGATTCGATTAATGCCAACCTGCGGCCCAAAATGATGTACGACGAGAATAAGGTAGCAAAGTCCGTAATGGACGCTATCGACATGCGCTCGGGCGACGGCATGAATATTCCCGCCAATCTGGATATGGGCGACATCATGAAGCCGCTGATTGATCCGTCGAAGATGCAGGTTCCGGCGGGCGCGTATGCCCACGTGGACAAGATGTACCAGTGGTTGGATCATCTGATGGGCGTCAACGACCTGACGGCGTTGGCGAAGGCCAAGCAGATTCCGGCGAGCGATTCCATCGAGAAGATCCGCGAGATGGCGGGGCCGCTGGTATCCGATATGTCGCTCGGCATCGAGATCAACACGCTGACGCCGCTCGGCGAAATGGTCGGTTCGATGATTCTCCAGTGGTACAACACCGCGAGGCGGATGCAACTGCTGGGGCTGGATGGGGTGACGGAAGAGGACTGGGACTTGCATCCTGGGGATTTGGTGCCGTCGCATCTGCCGGGCGAGGACACCGCGCAGCCTAGCCGCATACCGATATGGCAGCGGGCGAAATGGCATCAGCGCAACGTTCGATTCCGCGTGGTGCCGCACTCGGCGCACCAGATCACGCAAACGGGCAACCAGTTGAAGGTGCTGCAACTCATCAAGACGGGCGTGCCGATCAACCCGTGGTGGCTGTGCGAAATGTTCGACATCGACTTCGGCCCGAAGCCTATCGACACGCCGGAGAACAACATCTCGCTGAACTACGCGTGGCAGGAAATGCAGGCGGCGCACATGGCGGAGATGCGCGAGAAGTTTGGGCAGCAGGAGCCGCAGAAGGGCGGCGGCCAGCGGGGCGGCGGGCGTCCACCCAGTAATCAAAAGGCTCCCCAATTGGTGCAAAAGGACGGCGGGACACGCAGTACAATAAAAACGTCGTGAGGTAGTCGCGCAAATTGGTGGAAACTCTTGTGTTGACTGGTGGTCCCCGAATGGGGTACAAATAGTCCGACAGCTTCGTCATACGATGGGCTCCGTCAAAAGCAGTTAAGCCTTCGGGGGGTTTGTTTGGAGCAAATCCCCTAATCCTTCTTAAGCTGGTAGGTGCCATCCGAAAGCCGTTCGTTTTTGAAAGAGAATCAGGACACGACCCAAATGGTCATCTGTCGAATGGCTCATAGCATACGTCTGGGGCGCTAATACGGTGCTGGTTGCCGACATCATTTTGTTATTGGTATGGCTGTCAAAAAAGAAGCGCTGAAAACAAAGGGTTGACATTCCCAGCGTATACGGCTTAGTATTCACAGTAATCACACTCCTTGTGGGTGTGGTTATGGGAATCGTCCCAGTACGTGATAGCGAGCGCACTACTCCAACGTAGTTGCAGCAGAGCGGTCGGGAAAGGAGCAGCCACATGTTCGAGACACGCGAAGTAGCGGGCCGACGCAAAAAGGGCCGCGGCAGAAAGCGGTAGTCAGGGTACTTCTGGATCTCGGGCGGGCTGTGGTAAGGCGAAGCCGGGGGAGGTTAAGCCGACCTTGGCCCGCCCTTGTTGCAAGCGAACAAGGAGCATTCCCATGCGAAAGAAAATGCGCGGCTCGCGCGGAAAAGGCCGGGGCGTCCTTCGGACCACGTTCCAGAGCCCGATCGCAAAGCGCCGTGGGATGAAGCGTAGCAAACGGTAGCCTTCATGAGTCCTTCAGCAGCACCGCCGCAAGTCGCGCCCATGCCGGGCGAAGACGCAGGGAGTCCCCCTTCGGGGCAAACGGCTCCCGAAAGTTTGCTCGGTCCTGACCAACAGCCCACTCCGCAGTCGCCGACGGGGCAGAGTCAGGAAGAGATCGTCAAGGCGCAAATGCGCCGCTTCCACGATCTGGAGCAGCAGGCGATGGCGATGGCGTCCACGTTCCCGCAAATTGCGCAGGAGATGCGAGGCGTCAGCCAGTTGCTGCGGTCGGCAATGGCGAAGGTTGCTACGCAGTCGGGCAGGGGGCAGGAGCCTCCGGCACCGCGAGGATTGGCGTGACGCTATTCGGATGCCCAATCGAGATAGATCCGAGTTTGGACGAAGGCACGATTGAATTGCGGTACGGCAGCAGAGTAGTCCACACGATATTCAATGTGAGTTGCGAGAGGCCCATCGATGGACCCCAACCGCAGCAAAACCCACCGATCTCCGATAAGGACCGGACTTAACCCATGCCCCCAACCCAAGCCGCAGAAGACTTTGATTTGAAACAATGGCTCGCTGAGATCAAGGCCGAAGGTGGCCTTCCCGACGACCAGGTGACGCAACTCGAAACGCTTCTAGGGACCGACAAAGCAAAAACGTTTCTCAAGCGTAGCGTCTCAAACCACAAGGACTGGACCCGCAAGACGATGGAAGCCGCGGAACTGCGCAAGCAGGCCGAGGCGGAACGCGCCGCGATGGAGCAGGAGAAGCAGCAGCTTGCCCAATGGCGCGACGGGGTGCAGTCTCAACTGGACGACGCCTACAAGCAATTCCAGGATTCCAATATCACGGCGGCAACCTTGCGAGAGAAGGTACGAACGATTGCCAGCCGCTACG